AAGGACGCTAACTATTTGTAGCGGTAAACCTGGCAGGGAGAGGCGTCTGTATCAAATTGCACGTGAAAAGCAACAGCATTTTGTTCGTAACAAATATACATGGCATGCTGAAGAAAAAGGGGAGAAGCTAGAGATTCTTTGGTCTCGGCACCAGGGAGTGCTGATGGGTTTGCATCCTGAAACGGATGGATATTTTACGTCGGAGGGAATGGGGTTTGAATGGACGGGCAACCTTCCGGAATTTCCGGAGTGTTTGTTAAATGAGATTATTACAAAAAATGTAAAGCAAGGTGTGCCAGCCAAGGAGGTAACTCGGTTTGTTGGTCAAAACTTTGCAATTAATGCAGAAGTTTCTTTAGAGCGGGACATGCAGCTTGCAGTGGAAGCAATGCATGCACTGCCTGCAGAAGCAGCAGATGACTATGACATTTGGATCACCATAGGTCAGACGTTGCATTCATTAGATGAATCCTTGCTGGATGAATGGGATGAATGGTCCAGGCAAAGTGATAAGTATGTGGATGGCGAATGCCATAGGCGTTGGCTTTCTTTTAGCAAGGGCGGTGGACGCGGTATTGGTTCACTTTTTTACATTGCAAAGGAACATGGGTGGTCTCCTCCGCAAGACCATAAAGTAAAAACTGTTGACGATGAACAGCTTGAAAAGCTGGCAAAGCTACCCACTGATATGGACACATTGGAAATGGAAGCAATTTTGGAGAACGTGATGCCTCTGGCAACCAAGGTGCCGGTAGCGACCGTTGTACAGGAAAAAAGAAAACCTGGCCGCCCACGTAAAACCACAGAAGATGGTGAGCAAAAACAACGTGGTCGTAACGCATCGTCTGATCTTGTTACAGAGATGTTGTTGCAAATGTACCAGGGTAATTTGTTGTTTAGCTTGAAACATAATCAGTTCTTTATGTATGAGCGGGATGGGCAAGGTCTTTGGTCTCCAATGAGTAAAGTTGAAATGGCTGGGGATATTCGTAGCAAACTGCTACAAGTTCGTGATGAAGGGGAGTTGATTGAAGGGTTTAATACTAAGTTGATTAATGATGTATATGAGCAACTGCAGGCAGCGCTCTACTTTAAGGAGTGGTATGAAGAAAGCCGTTACCTGTTGTTTACCAATGGGGTGTTGGATATTGAGACCAGGGTATTGCTTCCTTTTAGCAGGGAGATGTATCTGACACAACAACAACCGTACGCATATGATGCAGCGGCTACGTGTGAAAAAATTGTTAAGTGGTTGAAGCATGTGCAACGTGATAGCTGGAATCGTACCCAAGTATTAAGGGCTTGGTTGCGGGCAACACTGCTTGGTCGCTACGAAATGCAAAAGTTTGTTGAGATTGTGGGGCCAGGAAAATCTGGTAAATCAACTTATGCAAACCTGGCTGTAGCACTGGTTGGCAGAAAGAATGTGTACTCAACTGATTTTGAAAACCTAGAGAAAAATAGGTTTGAAGCAGCTGGATATATGGGTAAAAAACTATTGCTGTTCCAGGATGCTGATCGGTGGGGCGGATCCGTTTCTAGGTTGAAGGCGATTACGGGCAGTGATTGGATTCGGTCGGAACGTAAGTATCAAAATGAGAATCAAGAACCATTTCAATTTAAAGGTGTTGTAATTATTACGGCAAACGAAGCTATTCAATCGACTGACTATACGTCAGGCTTGGCCCGTCGTCGTCTTACCATTCCATTTGACCGTCCATTTACGGGCGGGCCTAATGAACAAAAAGAATTGATTAAGTTTAACCAGAAGGGTGATCCGAAGGGTGAGTTTGCTCCGTTGCTGCCAGGGTTGGTGAACTGGTTGTTGGATATGTCGGAGGAAGACATGAGAAGTTACCTGATGGAAACCTCTAAGAAAGTGGAGTTTTTCCGTAAGTATGAAAAGATGCAAAACTTGCGGTCCAATCCATTGCTTGATTGGCTGGAACATAAGGTGATCTATGACCCAGGTGTGGCTAGTGCAATTGGATTTACAAAGAATGCACCGATGGGATCATCTACTATTTATGCCAATCAAGACAAGTGGTTGTATGCAAGTTATGCAGAGTTTAGTAGGCAGTGCAATGTAGGCGTTTTGTCTCGTAGTCGTTTTGAAGTGTTGCTAATGGATATCTTAACTCATCAATTGAATTTGAAAGTAATTAGTAAGCGTACTACCAGAGGTGTGCGTGTTATTAATGTGGCAGTACGGGAGTCCAGCCCTAAGTATGAAAATTGGCCAAGCGTTGTTGAAGTTACATCCGATCGGCAGAAGTACAAAGAATTTTATGGTATTGATATTAGTGCGGATTCTGGTGCGAAAATAGAAGATGAATATGAGTTAGACACTGATGGGTAATGGCCGTCACTTAATCCTAGATCTGTATGGCTGCAATGCAGAAATCTTGAATAATTACGAAGAGCTTAAGCGATTTTTGGAAATTGCTCTGGTGCTGGCCAAGGCTAATATCCTGCGCATTATTGGTGAACGTTTTGAACCGCAAGGGGTGACACTGCTAGCATTGCTATCAGAATCCCATGCCAGCATCCATACCTGGCCTGAGTTGAGTTATGCGGCAATCGATTTGTATACGTGTGGTGATACTACGCAGACGCATAAAGCGGCTGAGTTTTTAAAAAAGAAACTTCAAGCAGAAACTGCAGACGAACGAGAATTACTTCGGTCCACAACTTTGCGTGATCAGCTATAGTAAATCGAGAATTATCAGATTTAATGGCTAAACCTAAGCTTTTGTGGTGTGGTGACATTGTTGCCATGACGGGATTTGCCCGTGTCACAGAAAATGTGCTGGAACGAATCTGTGATCAGTATGAAGTTGTAGTGCTCTCCCACAACTGGTGGGGCGACCCGACTCCGCTGCAAAATAAGTACAAAATGTATCCTTCGTCTAATCGTTTCCAAACTGCGCCGTTTGGAGAGGAACGCATTAGGGAAGTAGTAGAGAAGGAGAAGCCGGATATTGTGTTTACCATCAATGATATGTGGATCATAAATGAACAATACAAACGCATTAAAGATTTGCATGAGCAAAAGCTATTTAAGTTTGTTGGTTATGCTCCCATGGATTCTTATGGGTGGACTGGATGCTTGTCGGATACAGCCAATAGTTGGGATGCCGTCATTTCCTATACAGAATTTGGTGCACACGAATTTATTCAAGGTGGGATTCAAAAGCCTATTACGATCATTTCACACGGGATTACCAGTGGGCAGTTTTACCCTATGGATAGGGCTGAAGCTCGTAAGCGGCTTGGCTTGAAAGACGATATTTTTATTGTTTTTAATGGTAACAGGAATCAATTTAGGAAACGCATTGATATTACAATTGAGGGTTTTGCAAAATTTGCAAAAGACAAACCTGATACTCAGTTGTACCTGCACATGGGCCTAAAGGACCAAGGATGGGACGTTATGCCTTTGTTTGCCAGGGCAATGCAGAGGGAAGGTATCGATCCCAATGGTCGCATCATTCTTACAGCGCAGACCAGTGGGCCGCCGAATGTGGAGGTTGATTTTTTGAATGCAATTTACAATGCGGTTGACGTAGGTATAAATACTTGCAAAGGGGAAGGCTGGGGGCTTGTGTCCCATGAGCATGCTGCCTGCCGTGTGGCGCAGGTAGTGCCGAACCATACGTCATGCAAAGAGATCTTTGAGGGCTACGGACGCCTTATCCGCTGCGACCACGTGGATGTGGATACCAACTACGCAAGGGAGATGCCGTGCCCCTCCAGTGACCACCTAGCTGCCGTCCTGACGGAACTGTACGAGGACCGGGAGAAGCTGGATGCTACGGCTGAGCTGTGCTACCTGCGGGCTACGGAAGAACAGTTCAACTGGGATACGATCGCACGTCAATTTGATGAGGTGTTCCAGGAGGCCCTTAACGCCCAAGCTGCTAGTGATGCGACGCAGAGTGAGACGCAACCTAAGAAGAAGAAAAAGGGTAAGCCGGTTAAGCGATCGGTTTATTCGGAAAGGGAATAACGGTCAATTATTAAGAAAACAAGTGGGCCTCCACGGAAGTGGGGGCTTTTTTGTGGGTGGAATTGACCGACTTTACAGACTTTAGGATGCGACTTTGGCGACTTTGTGGACTTTAGGGGTCGTTCCAAAAACTATGCCTAGCAAATTACAAGAAAATTCCAAGTTGTCATTTTTGTTGCGGATTGTTAATTCTCATAATTGTTACAAAACGACACAACCATTACAACTTGGAATTTTTTTGTAATTTGCTTAGGAGAGTTTTTAAGATGACCCCTAAAGTCCGAAGAGTCGCATCAAACTCTGCACATAACCCCTAAAGTCCGGTGCTAGAGTCCCATGACACCGCCAATTTCCCCATGCCAGCTCCCGTAAAAAGCCTTCCACCCTTGGAGGACCTGCAGAAAATTGTTCGGTTATCGAATGCCTACCCCTCAGGCCTGGAGTGGGCCGTCAGTGACCGGTGGAGGGAGGAAGGGAAGCAGGCCGGTGCGCTTTCTAGGCCCAACCCCTACTACGTCGTCAGGCTCCTGGGAGGCAAGTATGTGGCCCATAGGATCGTCTACTACATGCGGACAGGCAGGGACACGCCTAAGGAGATCCTGCACCTGGCAGACAACCTGGAACGGGACAACCGCAGGGAACTCGTCGAAAACACCCGTGGCGCCAGGAAAGTAGGTTGATTGATATGGCAAACTTATATAAACCAGCCCAACCCCAACTTCTTCGTTATGTGAATCTTATTGATAATCTTGACGGAGCCCAGCTTGAGAACGAAGGGTACTATCGCGGTTACCCATGTCCCCATGGACATGTCATTCGAGACATTGAGCATCACTGGTGTTACCACTGCGCTAGAAAAATTGGTTCCAACGTTTGTGGCTTTGACGTAAACTATCTTCATAAAGCATACAAAGTGAAGTATGCAAATCTCTGGCACAAAATAAACATTGGCTTTCCTGAGGATTGCTGGGAGTTCAAAAGTACTGGCAGCCATACCCCCAAAAGAGTTTGCATTCCCTCTTATCGTTCCGATTACAGCAAACAAAAATCTGAAAACGTTAACGTACACAAAGCGTTATATCAGTGTGCTTGGGGAGATGTTGGATCTCTGCTGGTGACCAGGGTATGCAGTAATCCAAAGTGTTGCAATCCATTGCACATGGTTTCTACATTGAATACTGCTGCTGCGCCACCGCAGTCCATTGCTCCATTTGAAATTGACTTTAAAGCGGAAAAGTTAATGTTGTTTAGCCGCCAAGAATTGCTTAATAATCAGCCAGAAAAAATTGTAGAAGAATCATTTAAACACACCATAACAAATCCGTTATATGCCAAGGCTCCCCCTGAATATGACGAAGGGTAGATTCCCCGCAAGTAGAATAAAAATACGGATTCATATTGCATAATGACGCGAGGTCAATCATCTCAACAACAACGGACCGCCAAAAACCCGTTGGTGCTTGGCTCGTTTGACCAAACATCTTTACGTCTATTAACTGGCACACTTGGCCCCTTAAGTCAAGTTGTAGGTCGCAGCGATACCAATCAATATTCCAATGGTGGTTATGGCAAAGGCGCTATGAACCACTGGTTTCAAGTTAATTTACTAGCCCCTGCATGGATCATTACTTGTAAGGGTGGCCCACGTCCTAATTATATTCAAGTTTCTGCTTATGACATTAATCATAATCCAATTGAAGGAAGAATGATTTTCCAAGCGGATAGCTTGGCAGCAACCAATGAAAATGGTGGTGTATTTTACCCGTATGTTGGCCATGTAATGAACGCCGGGTCAGATTTATACAATAATTTTGATCCTTCTCGCCTTGACCAAGGTAATAACTTGTATTTTGCTTTTGAACCCGGAAGTTATTTGCTTTGTATTTCCAGTACTCGTAACGAAAGGCTTGATTACAATATCGGTGTTGTTGTTGAAGTTGTATCCAATGATGTATTTATGCTGACAGAAGATACAGCAGGAGGATTCTTATTGTTTGAACCAGCGCAAAATAATTTAGTTCTTATGGACACAGGCCCTGGTTATGATGGTAACGTTTATCATGATCACTCGGTAACCGAATGGACCAATGCTTGGCAACGCGAAAGAAGTCCCAATGATCCTTTACCAGACATTTTTATTCCTTTTACAAACCGTCCTTAAATGAATGAAAAAAATTTGCCGACGCAAAAAAGTATCTACTTATCGCCTGCCGCAGGGTTATTTGGTTGTTGTTCGACTGATCCCATGGATCCAGACCAAGGACGGCTGCGTGTGGTTAGCAAGCTTTGCAGCGGGAAAAAGCAGACGACAAATCAACGATTGGTTGAAAAGAAAAATAAAAAGAAAACGAGTCCGCCACCTGGATTCACATTTGACCGGTAGACACGGAAACTTTATCCAAGGCTTAGGTGTTTACCAATTGCGTAGTTGGGTAAACAAATTACTGCCAGGTGATTCCATTATTATGCGCTGTGAATCAGCAAATCCTGACAAGCAGTTCCGTGTGTGGAAGAAGTGGTTTCAGCGTAAAGAAGCCGCTGAATGGGATATTAACGAAGAGTTTAAATCTTTTTATTATTACAAGCCAAAACAAGTAAAATAACAGTAGTTACTACCAAAGTCATGCACGGCTCCATTGACGATTACATCCAGGCATTATTAGCTATTCATGCTGCATGTTCCGCCATTACCGCTTTAACTCCAAATCCTAAAGACGACCGTTGGGCACGTAAATTTTATCGTTTAATTGAAATTGGCGCCCTTCTTGTTGGTCGCGCAAAGGACCGTTAAATCAAGTAAACTAAAAAAACAAAAAGCAAAGCACTGCCATGCTTTGCTAAATAAAACCACATGGAGGTGTGGCCTTATGAAAAATTCTAACAAACAACCCAGAAAAAATGGTTCTCAAGAAGAGCGCGCTTTATATTTTATAGAAAGAGCCAAGGAAATTCATGGAGAACGCTATCTGTACGATTCTGTTTTACATACTTTTATTTCACAGCAAAAATATGTTGAAATAATTTGTCCCATCTGCGGCCCATTTCAACAATTAGGAACAAATCATTTAGCCGGAAAAGGTTGTGCTAAATGCGCAGCCAACGAAAGAACAGAAAACAGGTATATGCAAGAACGTTTATTAGCAAAAAACAATAAAAAAATATGTAGCTCTTGTGGCATTGTAAAATCTTTTAGTTCTTTTGCGCCAGATCCTAACGGTAACCGTATCGGAAAAGTTAGCAGTTGGTGTTATGAATGCTACAACAATAAAAATAAAACAATTTATAAAGAAAGAATACGCAAAGGAAATTTAAAAAAATATGGCTTAACGCTTGAGCAATACAAGCTGCTTCTTAAAAATCAAAACTATAAATGCGCTATTTGTGAAATACATGTTGACATTGCGCCTGCTGTTGGCGTTTCTAAAGGTGGACGTTTATGCGTAGATCATGTACACGGAACTAAAAAAATTAGAGGACTTTTATGTAGTCGCTGCAATACAGGAATAGGATTGTTTTTAGAAAACACAACAAGTTTAACAAAAGCAATCGAGTATTTAAACAAAAATATTTAATTACAACCGACACCCCTCGTGACGATAATTTTGTAAAAAAACTTTACAGAATTATTGAAGTGTTGGCTTTGGTTACCAAAAGGACCAAGCAACGTTAAAGCTAGGCAACAATGCACCACCCCGTGTTTGGGCCATCAGCCATCCAACGGGGTTCAAAATTTTTGTAACTGTAGTGTTTTTTGGCGCCATCGGTGCTGGGATAGGTGCCCGTAAGTAGGTCACATTCCCCCCAGGGGTCATTCACCCAATAACCGGTTTCGTCATAACCAATGATGCAAAGCCAGTGGCCACCACCTGTTGGTTGACTTGGTGTTCCATGATGCAAGAATCCTGCTGGCACTGGCTTGCCTGAGTTAATTTGGTGTTTAATAAGTTCACGATTACCGCCTGTCATAAAAACAGCAGGCAAACCAAAGTGCTTTAGAGTTGCGACTTGAGTAGCGCCTTCAGTTGTATCACCAAAAGTAAAGACTACTTTAATGTAATCATCATCGGTTTTAATGCTGCCAGACTTAAGGTATTTCAAAAGCATTGCACAGCTAGAGCTAAAACAAGTCCTGCTTGCATCACGGTAATTATCCCGCTGGCTCATGTACTGAACAGCTAACGGATTATTAAATTTTGTTACAACATCAGATAAGTTTCTAAACCGTTTTAAAAACTCAGCCTGTTGTTCTTTTGATAAAATTCCCCAGGCATAAGCCCAAGCTTTGTCTTGGTGTTCCAAGGGTTTATCTTTATTCGTAGCCCAGGCAGCATCAAGGAATGTGGTCATAATTAGTTGGCCTGCATAGTAATCCAGTTTGTTCCGTCACTTACAAGTGTAGCGTATTTGCCGGCAGTAGCAGCAAGGATTGCAGTGCCTGCTGCGCCACCTGCAAGGGGAACAACGTTAGACGATGCAGAAACAACCGTAAAAGCAGCAATAGTTTTTAACATTACCTCACGACCTGTCCATGAACTTGCTGCTGGCAAAGTGACAGTAATTGTTGCTGTACCATTACAAATAATCCAATTTTCTGTAATAGCAAGAGTAAAGCTAGCTGTCTTTGTTACTGGTGCACCACGCCCGATTGAGCCGGTGTGTGACGCAAAGCCATTGCTATCAATTCGCATCCGCTCAGTTGAACTAGCTGCACCATCTGCCGTAGTGGAGAACACTAGGCGGCCTGGCATGTCGTTGGTGCCAGGGGTGCCGTCTACAAAAGATTCAATTATCGCAGCACAAGTAACATTGGTTGCATCATCTCCACTAAATGTAATGCGGCCCAAGCGATCTCCGCTAGCAACAGCTCCGCTACTTTTTAAGTAGTTAAACTCAAGCTGAACACCCGTGGAGCCACCCGCGAAATCTTCTCCATTTATTGCAATTGCAGTTGCATTTGAGGCAGCATTTAAACCATTGCAGTAGGAAATGTAAGGGGCAGCTTGGCCTGTTAGTGTGACCCCTGTCCCTGAATCTGCAATTCTATGGGATGAACGGAAAGCGTTGCCACTAGCAGAGGCTTGGGCATTAACTTGCAGTAATGCGGTGCCGCTCGTAGACGTGCCAACTAAGAGCCTGCCGCTGTTGTCAATTCTGACGGACTCAGAGGATAACCCAGACTTCCAGAATGATGTACCGCTAGTGCCGCCCTGAAAGCGCAATTCATTTGTTGCATCAGTTCTGATATAACCGTTGTCACCAAAACTGACGTAACCATTGCCACCGCTAAACCTTCCAGCGCCAGCAACATCTAAGAGATAACTTGCCCCAGGGCTCGTAGTGCCAATCCCTAATCGCCCCGACGCATCCAACGTCATCGCCTGGGTGAAACTGATGGTGTTGCCTGCGGTGCCGGAGGGGGCAGTGTACCAATAGTGGGCGCCAGTGTTGAGTTGATACAGGCCAGCAGCAGCAGTAGTTTTGTACAGCCAACCAGAGGGATTATTGTAAGCATTGTTGGACAATGCTATATTAGCGCCATTTGAGCCTATTGCATTTGAATTACTAAATTCAATAACTTTCCATGTTGATAGCCAAGCACTCGGCACCCCCCCAATCCCAACGTTGCCGCTGCTGTCGATGCGGGCGCGTTCGGTGTTGCCGCCTGCATTAAGCAGTAAGTTTGCTTCCGCTCGAATAGCAAAATCCGCACTAGTGCCGGTAGTTGTAGCGCTTCCCCCTGCTCCCATGTATCCGATCACAGATGCACCGGAGTTCAAAAAAGTGCCGTAATCATATCCAGCAGTTGTGCCCCTAAAGGTAAACCACGTTGTACTTGCTTGACTGACAACATACAATGCTGCCGTGGGGCTTGTAGTGCCAATCCCTACGTTGCCTGTTGCTGTGATGCGGAGGCGTTCAGTAAGTGAGCTATCAGCGGTTGAATTTCGTGTAGATATAGCCAAAAAGCCGGTCGTATTAGCTGCAGACGCAGTAAGACCACCACGAATAGAAGCAAAATATGTGCTTAAATAACCACCAAAAAATATGTCCCCTCCCTCTTGCGAGACTATGTCTGTTGTGCCAAGAAGTAAATTATTGCTAGTAGCGGCACATTTAATATCAACTTGGCTACTAGGTAAATTAGTACCAATCCCAACGTTGCCGCTTGCATCTACATACAGTCGCCCGGTACCGCTAGTGCTGATAGCCAGTTGATTTGTTCCCGGAGAATAAAAACCATTGCTTGTGGTACCAACAGAAACAGAAGGAGCTCCTGCAGTACCTGATGCAAACACACCTGACGTAAAGTTTGCTGTTTGACCAGTAACTGTTGTACCTGAAAGAGTTACAAAATTAGCTGTAGTACCAGTAACTGTTGTACCTGAAAGAGTTACAAAATTAGCTGTAGTACCAGTAACCGTAACGCCTGTTACCGTACCAAAACCAGCTCTTACGCCAGTAACATCTGTAAATTGACCGGCATTACCAGTGACTGTTCCTCCTGATAAAAATGTAGTAAATACGCCTGATACACCATTAACAGTTGTAAAATTAGCGGCAGTACCGGTAGTTGTAGTGCCCGTCAAAGATGTATAGTTACCTGTAGTTGCAATTACAGTGGTGCCAGTAATTGTTGCTCCAGATAAAAATGTAGTAAATACGCCAGACGCACCGTTATATGTTACAAAATTAGCAGTGGTGCCAGTAGTTGTAGTACCTGTTAACGATGTATAGTTGCCAGTAGTTGCAACAACTGTTACACCTGATAGCAATGTACTAAAATTACCGGTTGTAAAGTTAGCCGTGGTACCAGTTACTGTTGCACCTGTAATAACAGTAAAAGCCCCTGAAACACCTGTGACAGTTGTAAATTGTCCATTTGTTCCAGTAACAGTTATACCGCTAATTGTTCCGGTTACGCTAACTCCTGATTGAAAATATCCGGTACCTAGAACAGTTAAATCACCTGAGACAGTAGCACTTGAAAACTGAAGGTTTGAAAAAACGCCAGTAGCAGCTCTAACCGTTACTCCACTGAGAAGAACTCCGGTAACATTTGTAAAGTTTGCATTACCGCCAGTAAGTGTTGTAAATTGGCCAGCATTACCTGTAATTGTTGTTCCTGATAACGTAACAAAATTAGCAATTGTCCCAGTAACAGTTGCACCTGTGATTACGGTAAACCCACCGGAAATACCAGTGACTGTTGTAAATTGACCGCTTGTTCCAGTAACTGTTATGCCCGATACACTAGTACTAAAAGTGCCAGTTGCAAAGTTAGCTGTAGTGCCCGTTACCGTAACACCAGTAAGAGAAGTAAATGCACCAGATACACCAGTAATTGTTAAGCCTGAAATACGAGAAGTAAATACACCACTGACAAAATTACCACTGGTACCCGTTACAGTTGCTCCAGTAATAGAAGTAAAACCTGCAGTATTTCCGGTAAGCGTGGTAAATTTTGCTGCATCACCAGTAATCGAACTAACGTTTACCGTAGTGCCTGTAATGGTTTGACCAGTAAAAGAAGTAAAGGCACCTGACGCACCAGTAATTGTTACGCCACTAATTCTTTGAAGAAAGTTGCCAGTAGTAAAATTTAATTCGCCGCCGGTTAATGTTGTAAAATTACCCAAGACACCATTGACGTTAGTACCTTGAATATTGGAACCTGTAACGGTAGCGCCACTAATTGTGCCGCTGACAGTTGCCCCACTTTGAGCAATAAGGGAGCCAACGGTAACTGCGCCCGTAAATGTAGCTGTTGCAAAGTTTGTACTACCGGAAACCGTAAGATTTCCTTGAACAATAACTGCACCGCTAATGGTTCCACCAGTGCGGGGTAGATAATACGTATTGAGATATTGTTTTGTGCCCGATATGGTTAATTTTCTATTTTTTAGTGTTGGGTCAACTTCGCTTACGTGAACAACCGTAAACAGGTCCTGATCTGCTAAGTCAAGACCTGCAAGTTCTTGGAGCTCAGATATGCGCCTGTTAGCCACTTATAAAAAACATGAACCTATTCAGTTATTATAAATGGTTGTGCCTAGGGTTACTTAACACGCACTTCAACTTGAGGTAGGTATTTGGAGGTAAAATTCCAAGCTCCTTGAATGCCGCCAACAACGACGCAAGAAAGGACTACCATTACCAGGATTTCCGCAACGGTCATATTGCGACGCATATAAACAATCTTGGGTTCGGGCGGCTCTGGAGCCATAAAGTATCCGCCAGGTAATGTGACAGGAGCTTGAGGAGTAGGTGCAGGGACTGGTTGCTGCTGCATAGTCATGCGAATTGCTTGTTCCCTAGCACGTGCCTTCATTTCTGCTAGCTGCTCAGGAGAAATCCCTTGCGGTTGCTGGGGCATTTGACTGGCGGGAATTTGTTCTTCCATGGACCTAGCAAAATCTTTGCTTACACACTAGCATTAAACAAGTGAAAAGTGTTGCTATGACCCATGGGATCAGAAAAGGTTTAGAAGATATTGCTCATGAGTTAAAAGGAATTAAAAACATTCTCTCTTCCATGTGGCACAGCAAGTATCAAACCGAAGAAACGAGCAGGTTGCATCCAGAGGCATTTACTGATGAGTACATTTCTACAGAAGAATGCGCCCGCAGGCTAAGCGTATCAGATCAAACAATTAGAAATTGGATTTTTGCAGGCAAACAAGCAAAGGGCAAAGGATGGGTGGAAGGAATTCATTATGTCAATATTGCAATTGACAATAATAAACGAGCTGTTATCCGTGTCCCCTGGACACAGCTAGTGCAATCATTTGCTAAAACTAAAGAAATAGATATTACTGACGTAAGAAATCCTCGGATGTATCAATCAACAAGAGTAGAGGAACCCCAGCATGACGAATAGATTTCAAAGCATAGAAATACATAAGATTACTGTTGAGAACTATTTTCAATTGCTGCCTGAGTCCTTGGCTCTGCAGCTGGAAGATTTTATGCCACCCTTTGGTTCATTTGATGATGGGTGCATCCAACGATACTTAGAAAATATTAAAAAATTTGAAGAGGAGGATATTAATTCTGGCATGACTCTTGCCAATAGATTGCGGCTAGCATTCAAAGATTTAGTGCCAGATACAATCTGTGGTAAATTCCCGCAAGCAGAACTCCCACTGAAGCGGCGTTTGCGTTGCGTAGCTGAATACTTGATTCGTGCTGGAGAATTTGATAAGATGAAAGACGAGACTGGCAAGTTGGTTAAAAAACGAGGAGTTCTTGGAAAACTTGTCGTTGTGTACCAACCCCTACCTAAACTGACTGAAGCACTCCTTAAGCAAGGACTTATACCCAATGAGCCGCCGAGAGAAGTTGATAGCCCAGGCTCTTGAGGGCAAAGTTGATGAGACCAGCGGAAAGATGCTTGATGCTGTTGTCAAGCTCGTATTGGGTGATCTGGCTACGGTCTACAACCGCTTCTGGGAGTCGGAAGGGCCTGGCGTAATGTGCTTCCAGCCATCCAACCAAGATCGTTCAATGTTTTTTCTTACGCTCAAGGAATTGCATGCAGCCGAGGAATCGTGTGAACAAGAAAACAACGGTGACCTAGCTGAAACATTTAGACGCATCCTTGGTGCCGCACAAAAAATTAACCCGGAAGAAAAAGCCGGTTACATTATTAATGACAAGGAAGGCATTCGCTATTTGGAAATAGACTATAACCAGCAATCGGAATCCTAATGGGCGCACCGTTTAGAAAAAAAGTTGAAGACCGTGAGCTAATCACTAACACGGATTTGGCTTGTGCTGCCCACTCCCTCATGGGAAGTATTGATCTAGATCCTGCTAGCTCACGTGTTGCCAATGAGTTTGTAGGTGCAGATAAAATTTACACACCACAGGATGACGGATTAAATGTCCAAGAGTGGGCAGGAAAAGTTTACTTGTTTCCTCCCAGTGGCGCCTACTTTTTTAGTAAAGATTTAGGTAAATGGAAGCTGACCAGAGCCTCGTCTCCTTCGTTAATCTCCTCACACTCCGTATGGTTTAAAAAACTTTACAAACTTTGGCTTGCCGACGTGGTAACCGAAGCCGTGTACTTTACCAATTGCATGGACATGATTCGGTATGACCAACGTATTTTTGATTTTCCAATTTGTTTTCTTAAGACGCCTCCCATACTAAAAATGAATTCAAGCGAAGGCGTGGGCAACCATAAAACTGGTACGTGCTTTGTTGTGTACCTGCAACCAAAACGTAATTCCGCTGCTGCTACCGAAAGATTTATAAATCTTTACTCGCCAAAGGGCAGGATAGTCTGTTGATTTTGTAGACTATTAATGAGTGGAAAAAACAATGAGCATTCTTTGCGACCGCGAGATCAGGGAACTGGCAGAACAAGAGGGAATGATTAGCCCGTTCCAGGATCGGTTGGTCAGTGAAGTAGATGGTCGCCGTATTTTAAGCTATGGCCTTAGCTCGTATGGTTATGATATTCGCCTGTCTCCCAAACAATGTTTGATCTTTGGTCGCATCCAGGCTGGTGATTGCGATCCCAAGGACTTTAACCCTGACATTCTTCACAATGCAGAGTTGTTGGAAGACGAAAAAGGCCAGTATTTTATCTTGCCTCCTTATGGGTATTGCCTTGGTGTTGCACAAGAACGCATCAAACTTCCTCGTGATGTGACTGTAGTTGCTGTGGGCAAATCAACATATGCCCGTTCAGGAATCCTGGTAAATATTACGCCAGCAGAAGCAGGCTGGGAGGGGTACCTTACGTTGGAAATTAGCAATTGCACTGGCTTGTTTAATCGTATTTACGCTGACGAAGGCATTACGCAACTGTTGTTCTATCGTGGTGAGCCTTGCGAGGTGTCGTATCAAGATCGTAAAGGCAAGTATCAAGACCAGAAAAAAGAAATTGTGTTTTCCAAGCCATGACTAAAATTTCTTATATTGATCTTGACCAACGCCTTGACATATTAGAGCTTATCTACGGAGACGTAGTTGAGTTACGCAATAAAGAATTAAGTGATCGTCTAGTGCGCTATCGATCCGACAACATTCAATGGGTATTGAATATTCTTGAAGAAAACTTTAAACAGCTTAGAGATGCTCTTGAGATGGAAGAAGTAAATCACAGAGAATCTTAAAATCCCCTAAAAGTACCAGAAGAACCGCTTGGTTTTTGTGAATAGTTAGTACTGCCAGTGGTCCCTATCTTGTCACCAAGGGTAGGGACATTGGTTCCCTTAATGCTTGCTTCAGTACGAGGAGTTTTGCCTAGGATGCCTGGCTCATTAATCGATGCGTTTTGTTTGAATCTACCAGAGGCCCTGGCAGCTGCAAGAAATTTTTGCGTGCGGTCGTCAGTGCGCTGATTATTGGTACCAGCTTTTTCAGCGGTGGCTTTTTCAGACTTATCAAAATTCCTTGTATCTGTTACGTAAGAGTTACCAGGATTTCGATCGCTGGTATCAATTGACGATGATCCCCCATGCGAAGTGGGGTCGTAACTTTGTTTAACAAAAGCGCGACCGCCTTTGTGATTACTGGTTTGTTCGTTAAATTTTCCCATGATAATATTTTAATTGAAGGTATTTATGTACTGAATATTTCAATGAATACTCCTGATCCGGATGATTTTTTAAATCAATTTATTACCAGTGATGACGAGCTGATTAAGCGAATGGCATGCTGCTGTGATTTTGGTGCCCCCATGGCAACCGCAAAGCATGACGTTCCGATCTATGATCAATATAACCGTGGACTAGCACTGTGTCAGGACAGCAGACCGAGAACGAATTTAGCATTGGAGGGCAATCGACCCGGCGTGACTGGTTCCATTCCGTCGATGGAGGAAGCCCATCTGTACCCAGGAACACTGCCAATGGGTCAGAAACTGTTGGCCAATCTGAATCCGACTTCCCGGTAGATTACATTGTTACGACAGGATGTGTTGATGGAGTCTGCCCTGTCCCTTGGGCGACAGTTACCAAGGCATCTGTAGCACCAAAGGGGGATCCAGTAGATCATCCTGAGCACTACACTGCCGGCAAAGTTGAAATCATTGAGATTCTGGAGCAAGCAGTACAAGATGCCCCAGATCCAATCAGTGGCGGTTTACTATGGCAAACGTTAAAGTATCTACTGCGCCTTTGGTATAAAGGCAATATGCTGCAAGATGCAAAAAAAGCACGTTGGTATCTTAATCGTTTGATTGATCGCTTAGAGAGTGACTACGTTTAAAAAGGAATAGGCAGATCTTCGCCGTCGTCATCATCTTCTCCGCAGGCGACGGCAAGCTCTTCCAGCTCAATGTCAGTTGGGATGTCAAACTCAAGAATAATATTTTCGTTTTCCATGATGGTTTTGATTGCTTGCCATTCCATTAATCTGCGGTAATACAGGTTAAGCAGTGCAACACGCAACTCATCCCAGGTCATTTCCTCTGATGCAAGCTCAGCCTTGCGCATAGAAAACTGGAGTTCCAATGGAAGTTCAAATTCCTTGGGTTCTGGAAAGTCTTCCATTGGAATCAACAAGCTTTTGTGATTCTATTCTAAGCCCGATCTTCATGCCAACAGTCTCCTGGAAACTGAAAAAGACTATCGAGTGATTCGTCGTTCAGTGGCACCCAGGGGTCTTTTGTAATTGAAAAGTCATTTGCAAATTCCGCAAGAACGTAAGGGTTGATTTTTTGCTCTAGCTTGCGAATGGCGGATACTTGCTCAGTGGATGCAGCGTAATTCCTAAACGCAGTCAGCAACAAATCTTCACATTTGGGTATAGCTTGCTTTATTTCAGTCAAGAACAACATGCTTTCTTCTCTTCGGCGTTCCAGGAGGCCACCAATTACTTGGTGCTCTTGATCAAAAATCCACTGAGAAAACTCTTCTACAACCCCAGCCCAATCTTCAACTTCAATACAATCAATCAATGCACTATACAAAAAAGGTTTCCAGCCTACTGAATGAATAAATGAAGCCAAAGCTTGTTTCATGTATTCATCTAAATGTAGGTTTAGTCCACTTAACTCTCGCTCAATTGCACGTATCTCGTGCATTAAATACTCCAGTGCTTTTTGTTTAGTGCAACAATGACCAGACTTTACAGGTGAGCCGTCTGGATAAAATTGCGTGCCAAAGCCAAACGTATAAGGAGCACCTCCTGTCTCTGGATCAGCATAGGCTTTTTCATTAAAGCCTTCGTGCTTACAGATTAGCTCCAGAGCAAGAGGATAGTAAGACATGGGAGCACAATATGTACTCCCATCATACACATCTTAAGTGTTGATGTTAGCCTTGGCCACGGCTTTTCTTGCGGCCATGGGAGGGCTTGGAGTGTTGTCCATCCCCTTGACGAGTCTTCTTAGGCTTGGACTCGATCTTGTTTGCAACAGCTTTAGCTTTGGCCATGGATCAGAAGTGAACAGCCTGTATCTTACCAGAGACGAGAGCAGGCTTTATTTCCTATTGTTACAGTTTTCTTGATGTGTAACCCACCGGCAGTTTGCTGGTTCATAGTTCCCATGATTGTTAATTCTATCTAGCTCTAAAGAGGGATCCGCGTTGTTTGCCTCTGCCCATTTCTTAAAAAGAGTGTAACCAGTTTCCCACTCATCGCAAACTTTAATATTTTTTTCTATGTAAGTAGGCCAGCGCTTGCACCGTGCTTTCATTTTTTGCCACCGGCTGTAAAGCCAATGACCTTTTTTATTTTTGCTTCTTGATTCGCCATGCGTAATATGGCTTTCTTTTAAAATTTCTTTTAGCTTGGGATTATCTTTAAAATTTTTTTTAGTTGCACAGCTTAAACAGCGCCACTGCTGGTTTAGACGATTCCATGCATCAATACGAACTTGTTTTTCTTTATTGCAATCAACGCAAAATGCTTGGACATAACGCCAAACCCCTTTGTTAGTAATCATAGACTTCAAAGAATTAAGTCTATTCTACCATAGCCATTTACGCCCAGAGGCGCGAGCAGGCCCAGTACCGTGGGGTGTTTTTATCCATGGGCTTGTCGCACCCCATGCGAGCACGGAAATTGGTACGACGGTCCTTGTCGTGATGCTGTGTGTAGTCCTGGTAACCGCGCCTACCATAACGCACAATTTTTTCTTCGCCGTCGTAGCAAGATTTAACAACCCACTTATGGGTGTCCCCTGGAGGAGCCTTCTGCGGCTTGTTGCAAGTCATCTCATCCTTCTGATAACGATGCGCTGCACTTGCGGCTTTTTTATGTTGTTCTGACATCAGAAGCTAGTCCAGGAAGAGAAGTCAGCAAAGGAGTTACTTTTAGAACTACTTGAAAGACTTGGAAAGAAATTACCTATAGAACTAATTTTACTACTGGTACTTGCTTTAATTGTTCCAAACGGATTGGAACTATCTGAGAATGGAGCACTGGTTTCTGCAAATGGATCACCAATGCCAACCTCATCAAATGGGTCGCCAATTCCTATTTCTTCTTTACCAGAAGAAGTCGCAAACGGATCCTTAAAAGTAAAAGAATCTTCCGTGCTAGTCTCATCAAACGAAAGTAATGAGGTCTTTGGTGCAGCAGTTGTTGTTCCTTTTCCTGTTAAAGAAGATATCTCAGAAAAACTTGTATCTCCAAATAAAGAACTAATGTTTGTGAATTGATCTGTTGCGCTGGCTGTTGTATCTATTCCAGTAAGATCCTTGATTCCCCCTGGAGTATACGCAGCATTAATTATGTTAATGTCTTCTTTGCTGGCCCCAGGCATGAATTGATCGTAAAATTGTTGCTCGGTACCAGTAAATCCAGCATTTTTAAAAACTGCATACACACCGCTTGGCTGTGTTGTTGTGCCAGTAGGGGTTGTGTCTTTTTGAATGTATTCAACTCCAGCAGTCAACTGATTAATTTCAGCTTGCTGGTCGATTAAACCACCAATTGCATTTTTAATATTTACTGTTGAATCTTGCGCCAAGGCAGATGCTAGTTCGTTTTTTAAATCTGTTAAGGAACTATTCGGATCTAGGCCATGATCTTTGAGGAGTTTTTGCCATTCAGGAGTGCCTTGAACTAAACCTACGGCTTTAACCAAATTATTTACATATTCTTCAGGTTTAATAAACTGACCAAAAACAGTGCCAATTTTATCAGCTTCTTTGATTAAAAGAGGTGTTAATACTTTTGAAATATATAAGTTTGCAATGTTAGGTGCCAGCATTGCTGGTGAACCGTCATATGACAAAAGTTCAGGCATTTTATTGCCTTGTGAATCCAAGATGTAATTGCCTTTATCATCTTGTTGGTAAACAATGTTTCCATCTTTATCTTTTTTGGCTGCACGCAGCCCAACCATTTGGTAGTGCAGTTTTGCAAATTCGTTTGGATTTGTAATATCAATTCCATACTCATAAGCTTTTGCTGCCCAGTTAATAGCATTTCCTTGATCATCTTTAGTAATTCTTCCAGCTTTTGCCGCCTCCCAATCATCTGCAACTCTTTTTGCCTGAACAGAGTTATTGAAACCAGCTACGGTATCAACAAACCCATCAAAGGCATCAGGAGCCAATAAACCAATTTCTCCGCCTTTAGCGTCTTTTCCTACCAAGCCATATTGCTGAAGGTATTTATTTGGATCAATGTAGTACTCAGCATTAAATCCTTGCTCTGTGTTGTTTAGTTTTTGCAAGTTTGCATACCACCTAGTTATATCATTTTGCGCCGCCATTTTTAAGGCGTTTACTTTGTCTTGCGTTTGAAATGGGTTTTGAGTTTTATCTGTAACATCAATATAATCTTGAAATTCAGCAATTGATTGTGAGGCATCAAAGCGCGGCTTTAAGTATTGAGTGTAAAAATCTCTAGCAAACTGAACCTCTTGTCCCATCCGCTTGTCTGGCGGAATATATCCCTCTGGTTTTTGAAGTTTGTTGTACGCCTCAAGGGCTGCAGTTTTTGTGCTAGATCCTTCGGGCTGATCCTGCCAATTACGCCAGGCATCGTCGTACTGTTTCCAAGAAGCTACTGTTTCTGGGTTTACATACCCATTAGCTTTCAATTGATCTTCATATTTTTTCCAACTATCTTGAACTAGTTTTCTGTTTTCTACTGGAACGTATCCCTCTGGAAGATTTTTAATTACATTTTTAGATGTAAAATCATTTGGATTTGTTTTTAAAGTAAGATACGCTTTGTCTGCCTTGTCCCAAGCTGCTTTCTTTTCATTGCTCCACCCTGTTTTATCAATAAATCCATTTGCCTCTGTGCGCAAATTTAATGGAACATAATCATTTGGAATGTCAATACCGCCAGCATATTTCTTTTCAATTTCATTGTTTATCCAATCTTGCCAGTTATAAATCAAACCATTTCTTGTGTTAAAAATATTATTGACGCCAAAGTCTAGTTTGTATTTTTGTTGTGTATTTGCCTGTTGTCCTCCAATAGGATTAACATTTCCTAGGCCAGAATCACTTAAGACTGCACTATTTATTGATGCATTAAACTCATCCTGTACAGACTGAAGATCTTTGATAAGAGGTTGAAAGTAAGCAATTTTACCTTCTTTTTGTTTTGCTTCTTTTAGTGCTGCAATAGTATCGGTTAACGCTTGTCTACGTAATACGTCAAACTGTTGTTTTTGAGCAACATCTGATTGACTGATTACCTGTTTAAAAACATTTGTAATTTCTGGAGCAGAAGAAGTCAGCTCAGTAAATGTTGAGTCAGAATTTAAGCCGTTAATAGAATCGTAAAGGGTTTTGTTGTTAGAAATTACTTGACTATTTTGCTGTGGATCCAGGGTTGCCGCTAACCCTAGAAAGCTGGCAAACGCTGCTTCTGAACTTGTTATTGTTTTAAGATCTGTTTTTACACCCTTTGTACTTGAAACATCATTTACAAGTTTTGTCCATGGGCCTGAAATATTTCCTAACTCTAAAAGACCAGCTTCTTTTCGTGCTTGTGCAAATAAGTTGCTTGCGGTTTTATTGCTTTTTACAAAAGATGCTAGTTCCTCTCCTGTTCCAGTGTTTTTTAGCTCGTAGGTTAATGCGCCAGTTTCATCTGTTGTGGACCTTAAGCCAAAAATGTTGTCCCTTATTTCTGCATTATTTGCATCCGTCCTGATAGGTTCTTTATATTCTTGACTCTTAAGTGGAGCAACTTCGCTACCGCGAATGTTTACATTATTGGGATCTCCCTTGAGAGCTTGTAAATATTTGTAAAGACCATACTCTTCTTTGCTTTTGTAACGAATAAGTATGTCTAAGTCGTTTGAGTTTAATGCATCGTCCCATTCTTTTGCAGCTTGTTTTCCTAAATCTGTTTTATCAAAAAAGTACCCTGAAGTTCCGTTCCTATATTTATTAAAACGATCGAAAGTTTGATTTGCGTTGAAAGCGCCTTCTCTATTCGTTAACAGTAACTTTTCTTGATCAGTAGCTGAATAGACAGAAGGCTGTACACTTGGATCGTTCCTATAATATAAATCTAAAGAACCAGAGCTTGGCGCTATTAAATTATTTATTTCTTTATCAGCTTCGTCACTTGTATAGCCTCCACTGACCAAGAGAGGCTTTAAGTTTTTAATTTGATTTTGAACAGTTAGATATTTATTAACTGGCGCAGTTGATCCAGCATTTATTACTGTTTTTAAACTGTCAATAGAAGACTTTGCTTGTTGTTCAAATTGATTTTTTGCGGTAAGTTTTTTATTTGCAATTATTGCATTTTTATTGTCTTCCTCGTTAAACTTAAGAGTTGCAACGGTTCCCCTTAATGTATTTATCCAGTCACCACTATTAGCCTGAAAACCTACATAAGGAATGCCTAAAGAGGCAAACGTAGATGTTGGTGTTAAATTTAAAACCTTATAGTTAGGAGCAGGATAGATATTTCCCCTATAAGGGGCGGGTGCTACAGGCGGTTTTTCGGAAAGAGTGTAAGTTACGGTCGGAACCCTAGTGGTATCCGTAACATGCTCAATAAGGTATAGTGTTTTTGTCGTTGGTAAATCAGTTTTTTCTAATTCGTGTGGAGTTAGGTTCCAGGCTTTATTTGCAACGTCGTAAAAAAGTGTCATTGATATCTAAGCAAACAAGTCAACAATTCCTTGTTTGGTCCAGGAGGTGATTTTATCCATCCTAGCTTGAGTAAAAAATTCTTGCTGTAAGTACCATTCTTCCATTCGAGTGCTGGACTTTGATTGATTGCAACGGCGGCAACATGGAAGAAGATTATGCCTGTTACTAGAACCAGACCGATGGCGTGGAACAATGTGATCTAAGCTTGTGGCGGGCTCTTCACAGTAACCACAAAGGTGATTCCATTCATCATATATACATTGTCTAAAACGTTTCTTGGCCAATTTAGGAGTTAGTTCAATGAGCAGTGCGAGCGGTTCCTGTGCGCTGCTGAACATAAGTCCTTATGTCGTTAACTTATTTTAAGTTGGGCTTCCCACAGCCAAACCAAAAGCAATTGTGAAGTTTTAATAAAATCTGTTGACAGAGCTTGACCGTGTCCTAGGTTAAGGCTGTACAAGGCTTTTCGGTCATGACAACGCACCAAGGATGGGTCTCTGCTACCAGGGCCGGCGATATGTTGGGCCTTGATCGCAAAACGCTTTTTAAGATGCGTGACAACGGGACCCTTCGCCTTGGTCCACATTATGCAGCATTTCCTGAAACTCGTTCACGAGATAGCTTCCGCTGGAACGTCAATGCTATTCGCAAGACCATGAGCAAGCTTGAAAAACTAGAGCTGGCTGCAGTGTAGACTGCTGGGGATATGGGATTCTGCAGCCTCCGCAAGGGGGCTGTTTTTTATGCGGGCGGTACGCCACTGATGTAAGCTGCCCACGCTAGGCCCATTGCTTCAATTGTAGATACTTCCCCCGAAGCGTACGGAAGATGGACAATATCTCCAGCATGGTAAACAGATGGGATGTTACCGCTGGCACGAATTTCACTGAAGCCAAATGCACGGGTATCAATTTGATTGGGTGACTGAACGTATTGCGTTTGAACAATATCTCCAAAATTTGGTTCTGTCATTGTCCTGGTTTTTGTCCTTTAATAGGATCATAAGCCTGACCATTTTTATCCAGCATCGTAAAGCCTTCGATCTTTACAAAACTTGCTGGGATATTAAAAAGTTTTTGCATCATGGGAAGCATGTACGGTGATTGACAGTTGTAGGGAGGAGTATCCATATATGCAAGGCTCTCTTTCATGTCACTATACATTTTTCCTCGATCTTGTTTTTGCATATTAATTACCAAGTCCTGTTCCCACTCTGCAATGCTTTCTGGTTCCACGGGGATATCCGATGGTTCAGGTGGATGTACACCTTCTAAAAACTTCATGGCGTAGATGTGTTTGCAATAGCGTTGCTCATCAAGTAACGGCGTCCAGTAGTCGTGAAGTGTTTGCAATTGATTGTTAACAGCTGTGTAGTCTTGATAATCAGGAAAGCTATTTTTTTGTGCGCTGATGTAACCAAAATCTCTAAACACGCCAGGGTTATCCCTAGTGGTAGTAGCAATTGTGTTTGCGGTAGGTGTTGCGCTTTGAGGCAAGTTGTATTCAGCTGCTGGAGAAATAATCGTTAGTGAGCGATTAACATCTGCAGCGGTCATTGCGCTGCTATCTAGGAGCCCATCAGTAGTAACTGTTTCATATCGACCAGGTTTAATAGTTGCAATTTTAGTTACAGGAAAATAAACTTTTTTTCGATTTCCAAGGTTAGTAGTAAATGCATAATCACGTTGAGTAAAGTCTTGACAAGTGCAACAATATTTAGCTCCCGTCATGAAGAACCTGCCTATTGACGGCATGCTGATGGCTGGAGTAATCACAGCGTAATCAAAAGTTGCCTCTACGGATCCGGCTCTTTTTAGAGTGAGTATTCCATTGAAAGGATCAACATCAATCAATATGTACTGAGTGTAACCGTACTTCTTTTGCGTGGTTGGATCTACGGTTAGTCTTGTGACAGGGACACCGCCCACAGTAATGATTCGGTCTTCCAGGATTTCCCCATTAAGCGGTTTAACTCCTGAGTCCGAATCTAGAATTGGAATATAAAGTGGAGGAGGCAATGGGTTAGTAACGCTCCAATCACCGCTTAAAGTTACATAAACATAATCAGCGTCCTTTGCTACATAACTAATAGACGAAGGAGCACCTGTGTGATCTTTAATGTTGTCAAAACGTACGCTACCGGATACACGTGCACCTGCCCAGTGCATTCCAAATTCTTTATTCGTGGTTGGAAACCCTAGGAATACTCCTGGAACAGCAGGATTTGTTTCTGGTGGAGCCTCTACGCCTTCAGGTAATGGAATCCTATAAGTAAATGGATAGACAAAAGCATTTGTATAGCTTGTTGATACGCCAAGCTCATAGCCTCGCCGCCAACGCGCCCAGGTAGAGTCTCTATTCACTCGCGCAATTGAGTTGGGCAGGCTGCCTTTTGCAAACTCTGCTCTAAGTGGTTTAAATTTTACCGGAGCAAAATCTTGTAGCTGGCCAAAAGTACCAAAGAGATCTTTCTTGGCCATATACGTTTACTTAGAAGAATCCACCCTGAGCGTACACATGGGCGCCAGGGGTATAGCCAGAGATGTTGGGGCCATCAGCGAAGACGCCCACGTAGAGGCGGTCTCCGCGCTCCAGGTAGATGCCTTTGTTGCGTAGGGGGGAAGTCTGCCCAAGGCCGTTTGTATTGCCTGCAGCGGGCATAGGAGCGCCTAAGGCGGGCATTACGTCAGAGCAGTCAACTTCCGCCGTATTGGCGGGGACAGTCTTGGAGAACAAGAGGTTGTAGTCGCCGCTTGCGGGGATTGGAGTAGTGGTATTACGGGTCTGGTAGAAGGCAAACGTAGCCGCTGGCTGATAGCCGTATGAAATACCTTGGTATAGAAAGCCGGATGCAAGTCCACCGGAATAATTAATTGCGCCCAGCTTACCAGTGATTGTAGTAGCGCCAGTGTAAGTGTAATAACCGATACCACTTGCAGTACCGGTATTCATTGCACCTGTAGTAGTGATTGAAACAATTTGACCGCTTACCAGGGAAACGGCAGTTCCTGATGTAGTGGTATCCAAGGTATAGTCTGCAGAACGATAAGCATCATTACGCACGATCGTGATGGAATCAATGACGCCACCACTATTGTTGTCATCACTTAAGGCAGCGTCCATGTCCACCAGGATAGAAGGAGCCTGGCCACCCTGCACAAATAAAGTGTTTGCAGTAGAACTGCCAACAATTTGAGTGGTGACTCGCACTCGATCAAACAGAGGGCGATCTATAAGCAAGGGTTGCTTGTTCGTGTTTGTACTAGATATTTGACTAAACACCCTGTCTCTGGTAAATTGACAGGGGCCTCCGAAAACTTCTCTTATTCTAATGGCACAAACAGTTTTTCAATAAAAGTAGTATTTAAGATTTCACTAAGGAACGTAAGCCGTCAACAAATCAGGCTGTTGCTGTTGTGTAATTGCTTGCCACAGCAAATTATTTTTTGCATCGGCTAAAAGTTTTTGCGCAATTGTTTGACTCTCAATAGTTTGCCCAGTGGGATCTAGTTGATAACCTAATGCGGCGGAAAGAGAATCTCTTACGCTAGGAAAAGATTGACCAGGAACACCCTGGTTAACGCTAGAAACCTGATCCGTAATTCCCGCACTTAATCTTTGCTTTAAAAGATCTGCAGCGCTTTTACTTGTATCAAAAAATACATTGCCTGCATTTTTTTCATCCCCACCATAAACATCCCCTTTACGTCGTTTGCTTGCTGGAATTGATGAACCACTTCTAAAAGAAAGAGGAACGCCGTAAGAGTTTACAGTGTTTAAAAGTGTGTTGGGATCATTAAGAAGCCCTAGTCTTTCCTGGTATTGTTTTGCGCCATATCGCTTCATCCAAAAGTTTGGATCTTCTGCCTGGGCACGGCTAATGCCTGCGTTAGCAACAAATTGATTTGGAGCCCAACCAACGTCAGTAGGTGTCTTTCCGTATCCAGGGACAAGCGTACGTCCTAGTACAGTTGCAGCTACTAACGCTTGATCTTTAGTAGTATGCCCAGCTTCTCCCAGGTTGGTCCCTACCAGGGCAGTCATTTGCCCTGGGGTAAGGTTTAACAACTGCTGGGTAGTGCGTGGCATGTTAAATGTTAATTTTGGCTTATTCTCCTACCCAATTTGAGTCAGCTTTGAGTCCAGGTACAAATACAGTTTGTAGTCCTACTACCAAACTTAACTGGGCCGTCAAACGCTTGACAAAGTTAGGGCAAAGAATCATCGGTTTGATGCAACAACACTGGCCTCCACGAACTCAAAGTTCATGCCAGTAGGAGCCCGTATAAATACAAGCTCCCCTTAGTCTATCAAATAGTAATTTTACCGAGTCTGGAAAGGAATCTTGAGGGGCTCCCCTGGGTAAATGCCACCGCCATAAGCTGACATGTTAGGAATAGGATATGTTCCGACAGGGAGGGACAATGTTTGTTGTGTGGTTACAGAAGGAAATACATTGGTAAGATTGTACGCTTCTTTCCAGGTGCTGTTGTATTCCCCAAAGCGTGGATCATTCATTGCGTTCATAGGAGTGCCTTCTAGCGGATGAATGATTGCTCCTTGCATTGAGTTTGCATACTCTTCTAGACCCGGAAGCTTAACCGAAGTTGCATAAGGATTAAACGTAGGTGTTGGCGTAGTCTGTTTATTGATTACACTTTGAATGACATCATATCCAGCCTGACCAGGCTTAACTTTACTAGCAAGATCATTTTTGCTGCCAGGGCCATACTTCTGCGCCCAGATGCGCATGCCTATGTCTTCAGATTTTGAATAATCTTTGGATGCAATATCACGTGCGCGTTGCTTAGCAAAATCATCTAGCTGCGGGTCCTGTGCAACTTGTTGTGCAGTACTGGAAAGCTGTTGTTGATAAGCTCGTTCCGCCGCTGGAGATTGGCCGGGAAAACCTGCGCCTGTACGAAAATTCTCCGCAGCTTGCCCTGCGGCTAATTCCTTTTCTTTATAGTTTGGTCCATAGTTTCTTGGTCCTCCTCTTAATTTTCGAAGCTCTGCTTCTTCTCCAGCATTTGCAGCTCTTGGGAAAACCATATCTAAAATAGGTCCGCCTACAGCACCTGCTAACGCAGGAATACCTATTGCAGTAGCGGCTCCGCCACCACCAAAATAAGGCGCAGCTTTAGCGGCAACTCCACCAAGATAAGATGCACCTTTACCAGCGGCGCCACGTAGCATGTTTAGTTCATTTGTCCCAAGATAACCTCCAGTTCCCGCTCTGATTGCAAGCTCCTTTCCAATACCGCCTAAAGTTCTAAAGATGCTACCAACATTCCCAATGTTTGCAGTTGGTTTAGCACTTGCCGGTGAAATACCTGGTGGCGTCCTTAATCCTTCCATGCGAATATCATATGGAGTAGGGGTATTCCTGCCAAGGGTTACATTAGCCATTACCGATAAACCTCATGAAGATAGATACGTGAACCAACAGCGGTGTCAGCAGGTCCTGGCAACGCTTGAATAAACTCGGCACCAGAGCGTTCGTAGCGATACCGAGCTTGGAATTCATCCTTGTAGTTTGGCACAAAAAGAATACCGGCTAGACGATTTGTCTCATAGAGATAAATCTGATTCCAGACCTTAAGTGCTTCTGCAGCATTGCTTGAGCGAATCGTACGATCCACGTCACCAAGGATGCTTTCCAAGCGGGTGCTGGGATTAGACGCAACCTCGGTTTTCTTTTCAGCGGTATCGCAACGACCTAGTTGAATAATCAACTTGTCGTAAAAGTATGAGTCCGGGATTGTGTTAAGGGATTCTTCCAGGCGTGCATAGTCACCTGCCGGTACTGAAACCGTAAAGTATCCGAGATGGTACCGGACCCTGCTTTTATCGTACTCAGCTAGTTGCACTAATTTAATACGTTATTTGTCAATTATAAGAGCTTTAGGCTTGGCCATAAATTGCATTTAAATACTCAGAAGGAAGAGCTGTTGCCGAAGGCTGGAAAATAGAATCATTTTCATTGGCTCTATTAATTGCCGAAGCAAGAAGTTGTTGTTTAATCATATTAATTGGATTTGTTTGCTGCTCTGCATTCTTTTTGCCATAAAGAAAAGCAGTCAATAAATCATTGGTGCGCTGTTGCGATTGTTCGTATGTAGGCGATGTGCCAGCCTGTGGAGCTGCCCCAACGGTAGTGGCTGCTGGAAGTTGGCTCATGTGAAATACATCTAACTTGTATGGGCCTGTTTGTAAAGTTGAAATGTTACCTGCAGCACCTGCATTAGCTGTACCTTGAACGCTTCCTACCCCTGCAAAACGTAAATCAGTACCAAGAGGAAAAGCGTAATCTTCTCCGCCATGGGGCACGTTGCGGGCACTTGTCACAGGATGTACTGATCTCGTTCCCATGCCTTCGGTCATGGGTACAATAGGATTTAATTGATACTGTCCCCCAGGTAAAGGAGAATACATTGGCCGCCAGTCTTGGCTACCTGGGAGTCGAAACTGAATATTCTGGCCAATGTCCCCACGAGCCTGAGATAATCCGTATTTCTTACCGTCTTTTGTAATTTCAAAATGACCATGAGGCCCAGTGGTGCGGCCAGTGGCTCCAATCTTGCCTAGTGGAACGTAAGTAGCAGCATCAAGTGCCATTATCGTTGTTCTTTTTGTTATTTTAAGACAAAAAAATCCCGTCACAATCGACGGGATTAAATGTGAATCACACTCTTACCAGATTTGCAGAAAAGACTGAATCCCAATCCACACGTTTCACTTGCTTCAACTGCTCCAGGCTATTAAACCTTTCACCTGACAGGCTCATTTGCAAGTCCTTAATTTCCCGAGCAGTCTTAAGACCAATCCCCTTAATGTGATCCGCAATCATTTGTGCCGTAGCACTATTAATATTAAGGCGGGTATCAGGAGGGAACTTGCGTGGTTCTTCAGCCGCAGCCTTATCTTTTACCTGAAGAGTTTTAACTTTTTTAGTTGCCTCTTCATCTGGCAAGAGTTCTGATTTGTAAGCGGTAAAAAGGCGACCGTCTTGGTCTTCAACCATATACCAGTCGCCATTATCAAACTCACTTACAATCTTGACGCGAGCGCCATTCTTCTTGTGTTGGTAAAGCATGGATACCAGAGGGTGTCTGGTATCCACTTTAACCTAATCAGCTAACGGTGCGACCGGTCAGGTAGCCGTCGATGTCTTCGTAGCCAGGAGCATCATCCGGACGGATGTAGCACACTTCGACAACCAGGTAGCCAGTACGGCCTGCAGCAACGTCAGCATCAGAAATGTACACACCACCAGAAGTGGAAGTATCATTTGCGGCGCCCTTTGCAAACACACCAAGAGTGGTAGCAGCAGTAGCAGAGTAGTAGCAAACAGTACCTGAGCCAACACCAGAGATAGCAGGAGTGCCAGTGCTAGTGATGAAGGGATTGGTGCCAAAGCCTTGCGTACCGCCAGCAAAGTAAATCTTGGCGGAAGCATCACCAGAGACCGTAGAGGTCATGTTGGCTTGAATAGCACCTTCAGCAACACCGGAGAAGGCAACGCCAGTGGCAGCAGCTGCAGTACCAACGTTACGACCGAAGGAGATGATGTTGCCAGTAGCAGCATACACACCAGATGCAACGCGACCATCACCCCAGCCGGAAGCCACGGAGATCGCAGTGCGATACACGTAAACAGGCTGGGTGGAGCTACCAGAGATCACCATGCCGGTGATGTCAGTACGGGTGTCATCCTGGCGGTAAGGCGAAGGAACGATCACGCTCATATAAGCGCCGCTGGCAGTAGCGTTACCAGAAGCCCAGGTCACGGGAACGTAGCCGCGCTGCTGGAAATAACGATAACCGGGGGTAGCCAACACAGAGGTGGGGCCGCCTTTGGAGGTATCGTTGGTACCATCAACGGGGTTAGCGTCAATGTTTTTGTACCAACCATTGAGAGCATTGTTCCAGTTACCTGGATAGATCTTTTTAGCGGACAAGTAGGTCATTTATTTCTCCTAAGAGTGAGGTATAAGTTACTTAATTAAGTTACTTAATAACGCCGTCATCCGAGACGAAGCTGAAGGCATCGGTAATGAAGTCCTTATTGAGGATTTCAAAACCAGCGTACAGCTGCCAAATCAGGATGATGAAACGGCTGAAGTCATCGTTGTTGTTGATGAGCACCTGAGCGTTGGGGCCGCCGATACCGACGCCAACTGCCTGGGGACCAAAGAAGTAACCTTGGGCTGCTTCTTGGGAAGTGTAGGTGGAACCACCATCGAAGGAAGCGCTAATCGTCTTGGTCGGGAAGTTGGTCGACTCAAAGAACTTAACACCTTCAAACTGCACGCCAGTAGGCATGACAGGTTCACCAGCAAGGAAATAACCTTGGCCGGCTTGGGGACCCATGTAGAAGCTGGCGTTGTTGGGCATACCGGGGTTGCCCATATACATCCCCTGACCGGGGTTGCCAGCGTAGCGAGCGATCTCACGGAAGTCGGGATCACGACGCAGGTGCATCATGAACGTAGGATCGCAAATGCAACGATACAGACCATCGGAATAGGTCGGCACGTTACGCTTACGCAAGTCCTTGACGACGTTCAGGAGGTCGGTACGAACTTGGAACTGCTGAACTTGAGCAGTGTATTCAGTAGAGGTATAGGAGATACGACCAGAGGAATCTTTGGTCTTACCGCCAGCAAAGTAGTAACCGCCCTGGGTGGTGTCAGCTTTACCATTGGCTTCAGCTTTGGCCAGTTCGTCAATGAAGACGCGGTCGCGCCAACGACGATAGTCATCAAGCAGCGTCAGGCTACCGATGGACTGGTGGAACATGTTGAGGTTGCCAGTGTCCAGCAGCATGCGCTGGGCAGTGATCAGGGTCTCACGGGCAATCTTGAAGGTCGAAGGCTGGGTGGGATCGCCGGGGTCTGCAGGACCGGTATATTCCTTAAGCACCACCAGGACTTTCTCCTTGGTGATGTTACGGCTGTTAGCGGTACCGATGGTTTGATCGGCAATACGCTCACGGCTGTCCTTGGTACCAGGAGTACCCCAGAACTTATAGCGGTCTAGCTGAACGGTTTGGCCGGGTTGGCGAGTGAAGTCGTGAACAACCACGGGCTCAACTGCCATTTCCGCGATGTATGCAGGGTGGGGACGATAGAGTTCCGCACCAAGAATCTTGGGAAAATCGTTCTCCTGGTCTCTAGTTTCTTAGAGGGGTGGACTATCTCTTCATCCCTGAGGGATGCCGGACGCTAAATCTGGTATTACGCAGTAAGTTCGTACTGCCCCCAGTAGTCTCTGCACCTTCCAATCACGGGCTTGATTGGCTTGGCTCAGGATTGCCCTCGTCTTTACGTTAGGGTTTCCCTGAATTCATCCGGTTTTCACTCATTAATTGCTTAATGAGGTGACAACGCTGAGCGTTCAGTTGAGGTGTGCTAAGCTTTGGAAACTTGTTCATGAACAAAATGAATCCAAAACTTGTACCTGGATTTGGAAATCTTTACCTTACAGAGGAGGGAGAGGCTTACGAAAAACAACTCAACCAAGATGATCAAGAGTATTTTCGTAAAATTCCTATTAGCTCAACCAGTGTGTACAACCGTATCTCGGTTCTTGTTAATGGAAAAAGAAAAAGATTTCATCTCCATGTTTTAATGGCTGTGGCCTTTTTAGGATTAGATCTACGTTCACATGGAACTAGTAACTTTTCCTTACAAGTTGACCACATTGACAATAACAAGAAAAACAACTGTGTCGCAAATCTTGAAATTGTGACCAAACAAGAAAACTTAACAAGAGCCTGGAAAACCGGATGTTACAAAAACAATGGGTTTGCTAGTAAGGGAAAACCAAAAAAAACTTTAAGAAAATTTTCTTCGGAAGACGTGGAGCAAATTAAATCTTTAAAAGAAGCAGGTCTTTCATATAGAAAGATAGCTGAAAAATTTAACTGCGGTCACGTAGCTATTTACCAAATCATTAGCGGTAACACCTACCAGGATCTGAACTAGCTATCAAGAAACACTTTTGATTATCCTCCAGTGTAGTTTGCTATCAGGTGAAAGATGAGGCCTTTGCCTTATCTATTAGAAATTCTAGCAGTTAATAATTTTACTTATTAACTGCTAGAACTATTTACTCAATTATTCCATCACAAACAATTTGTTTGCGACAACTTGAGGTTGGGCTTGGTTCAGAACGCGCCAGGCATTCTGGGGGTCACGTGCCATGATTTCGTTGAAACCGCCCCAGAAGTTTTCAGGCTGTTGGGGAGCATCAGCAGAAGGAGGAGCCGGGAAGTTGCCGACGTTAGCCATGGCAGGCCGAGTCGGATAACCGGGACGCTCAAGTTCTGCAGTGCTTTCATACACGGGATAGGGACCTTCCGGACCGAAGAACCGCAGCGTGTAATCGCTAAGGGTGTCGGGATTAGTCAGAATCTCGTTATACGCCAGGTTCTCCTGGTGCTCATTAACTGCAAAGTTGGCATAGCCTTGCAGGGTGCCAAGTGCCTCATTGCTCCAGGCAACAGCACTATCGAGCATCCCTTCAAGTTGAAGGGCGTAGTTATTTAGAACGGCGGGCGCCTCGATTCCGAACGCGTCCATCACTTGGCGGCTTTCCTGCCCCATCCCCACCAGGTCCGCGATTTGCTCCAAGGAAGGAGCTGACGAGGTTTGGGAATAGCTGGGCGATGAGGCCTGGCTGTGATATGAGGTCTGCATCCCCAAGGGTTGCAAAGCTTGGGGGCTGCTCTGCATTCCATAATTGGCCGGGGCGTACTGAGTCGTCGGAGTCGACTGTTGACCCTGGAAGGGGGATTGGACTGGAGCGCTCAGTAGGTTGACCACCTTGTTGAACGCCGATTCCCATGGGTTGCTGACCGGTGCCTCCTGAGAGGGCACTGAGTAGTTCGGTTGGGATTGGGGGGCGTACTGAGTAGGGGCGTATTGGTAGTTGGGCGTCGCCTGAGGTACCGCTTGGGGGTAACTGGTACCCACCTGATACGCCTGGGGTGCCGGCGCTTGCTGGTAGCTGGGGGCCTGGACCGCCACCGCTTGCGTCGGAGTCGGAGCCGCCATCACGTAGCTGCTTGGAGCTACTGACGACACTGGGCTCGTCTGTGGGATCGATTGGACGGTAGCGTCCTGCATAACTCATCTCCTTTTGTAATGCTTCTAGTGTTCGATACAGATACGGTGTTAGATCCAGCCTTGGATCCGCAGCCATCGGAAGATCCGGTGACTCCGGGTGGGGGGTCTGCATCATTCCACCCACAAGGCGAGCAAATTGAGAAAATGCATTCTGCAATTCGCCTACCATCCTGAACGGGAAACCGCTTAACATTGCGGCTCGTTCCTCATCCGTTTTTGACGGAAAGAGAAACTTCAGTGCTTCAATGCTATCAACACCTAACTCCTGTAGGTTTCTAACAACAATAGAGTTGTTCAAAACATCTTGTGTTGATTCCTCATACACAGGTCCCGTCCAACGCCAAAGAACTGTTACATCACCATCAGGAATTAGTCCCGTAACACCAGGTGGAACAATCTTGGTTTCCATGCAAGCCATCATGACTTGTTTGACTTTTTCATCAAACCCAGTGACAGCTTCCTTGTATGCCTGATTTTCCTCTGGTGGTGCATCCTCCGGGGGTTCCACAGGTTCCTCAAAACCTGCGGCATGTGCCAACGAAGCCCTAAACAATCTTTCTTCTTGAAAAATAATTAATTCCAAACAACGTGCAATACCATAAGTATAAATAGCAATAGCTTTTTTCTTTGATGTTGCAGCTACACGGCCAAACAGTGATTTATATTCAGTTGCAGTTACGCCAGCAGAAATTGATAGTTCATCTACACCACCGAGGGCAGTACGAATTTCTTCTCGATAGGTACGTGCAAATGCATTTTGATCGCCAGTAATGGCATCTGGCACGATATAGCCAACCCTATCGTTTGGTTCCAGGTTTGCAATAACCCTTGGCACGCGAATCTGGCCATCAACACTGCTGCGGCCAATGGGATCCGCCTTGAAGGTAGAACGACTTAATGCACCGAGGCTTCCAAAACCTGAGTTTGCTGCAATGGATGGACGCTGGACGGCAGAGTCTGCGCCTGACTCCATGAGGTCAGTCTTAGGCCTGGAAGAAAGAAGAGTTGGATTACCAAAGAACTGAACGTTTTTACGCATGGTGCGTACCAGTTCATCGTGCGTAGTAATGTGAGAAGCAAAAGCATCAAATTCACCCGTACCTTCGGTCGAAAAACCCTTGGGGTTGTTAAAGATTTCTACGCAGGGAATGAATCCTAGTGTGTTATCAAATTTTTTTGTGCGACCAAGAGCTGTATAGTTGGGCATATCAAAGGACATCTCGCCTTCTGAATGCGTCTCTTCAATAGTGCGTCGCTTAATCGAAAGTCGAATGTAACGCTTGGCTCCCTGTGCGCCAAGGGTTTGCGTACCTGTAATATTGCTTACCGCAATGTTATCACCAAAGCCATTGCCCTTCTTAACTTTGTAGCTGTAAATAATTACGACTTCATCCAGCTGGCCATCAACGTTGTAATAACTACGATATTCATGGTTACGAAAATAATACAGGCGATAGCTGGACTGAGTAGGACGAATGTAAAAAATGCCTTTTCCATCACACAAAAAGTAATCCCAAATGGAATCAAGCCTGGTATCTAACTGGTTGTATTTAATTACACGATCAAGAAAATCTTTGCGTTGGTTACCAAAGTTATCCTGAGAAGGAAAAAATTCGACACCCTGACGGATGCCGAACATTTTCATTTGCGCCAGGTGTGATCCAACAACCATGGTATCGACATGCGCCGACCCATCTTTTTCGACCGTAGCGTCAATAATTTCTTTTAATCTAGCTTTTGCATCGACCGCCATTAACTACTAACCCCTTTATCTTTATGTATCTTAGCAGTTTTGTTGAGCTTCTTTTGTTTTAACCAGTTAGTAAAAAACATTACTTCGGTTGCCGTATATAGCTCCGGAGTCTTGAGTGCTTTTTTAACCAATTTTTTTGTTTTCATGTCAATATTTGCTACAGCAGTCCTTGCTGCCTTAGTTGATCATACATCTGTTTTTCACGTTGATTGGCGTCTATTACTTTTCCGGCTGGAGTATCTGTTCTTACTCCTTTTTTCATTGCTTCTTCAGCACCTCCAAACCAAGATCTGGGGTCAAACAAATTAAAACCTTTTGCGCTAGCCAGCTGCATACCGCCCATATTCCCAATATCTCCAAAGCCTTGCGCAAGTGGAAGCCTTGGCTGCATATTTACAGGAGGTTGCATTTGAACCGGAGGCCCATACACACCCTTAATTGCTTCTGGATCTTCTCCAGGAAGAACTGGGTAGGGACCAGGTATTGCTCCTGGAATTGCAGTGCGTGTTCCTCCTAAGAAATTAGGATTACCCTGAGCCAATGCACCAGCATTTCCCATGTATCCCCCGTAAAGACTGTTGTTAAACATCTTAATTCTTTTCGTTGTTTTTATTTTACTCTTCTATAACCTCGTAACCGGCGCTGTCGTTAAGTTTGCTTAAGACAATTCCGTTACCTTTTAGCTTCCATTCCAAGATATCACCTTCTTGCCAACCAAGATCTTCTATGATGTCGTCTGGAAATATGAGAAATTTCTCACCATTCTTGTCTTCTTGTACTTCCAGGATGTAGCTCATGTGCTCAAAGTCTTTCGATTAGTTTATCAAGTTTCATGTTGATCTGCTTAAAATTATCTTGCATCTGTTGTAGCTCACGGAGAAAGTCAACTTTTAAAACGTACTCCAGCGGCATTCGATTAATCTGCTCCTGGAGAAAATCAATCCTTTTTTCGTTTTCCAAGATGCGTTCGTATAGCGCCTGAAAGCGGTCTTGGGATCTCCCAAAAAAACCAGCGTTATTAAAGGGAGCCAAGGTAGGTTGCTTTTATTTTCTTATATTGTACTATTTAGTAATCAAGGTGAAGGTCTCCTTTCCTTGCTAATCCAGTAACTAACCAAACAAGAGCGTCGACACAATCGTCATGCCCACTTACTCCGAAGTTTGTGAGTTCCTCGAAGAGATTAGTGAAGTTTCTAAACCGGTTGAAGATGATTTTTCTGTCTTCAAACATGCCTATAATGCCACGGAATCGCGCAAGCTTATCTGCACGGAACCCTTTCACTGGGTGCCAAATCAAGTTGTAGAGACTTTCGTTATTAAGACAGACGCGTTTAAAGTCTGCTTCCAGTGAAGCCTGATACTGTACAGCTTCAGACCAGATGTCACATGTTGAATAAGTCGGGAAATAATTACCGTTCATATCCTGGCCAATAATAGACCAATCATTAAGAAGTTCTTTTAGGGCGTCTAGTTTTTCTAAGTTGCCCATGACGCGAATACGCCTGTAATCAATGATGTGGATGACATCCCCTATTCGTCCACCAAGAACAAATACCGTGTAATCATTCTTTTCTTTAATGCCCGCAGACAAGTCAACGCCAATTCCCAGGGCATCAAACTCTGTTGCAATTTCCGCCTTAACAATAAGTTCTGGCGCCAGTGATAGTTCATTTTGTCTGACAATTTGATTCATGTATTGAAACGAAAAAGCAATAGGTGCTTGTCGTTTCTTTTCTTTTAGGTAATCTAACGACCACTGGGACGGCCAGTAAGAAATCTCTTCTCCTGTTTTTGGATCATTTTGAATTGCAGAAAGGACGATTTGGGTCCAATTGTTTTGTTCATTGAAGGTTGTTGCGTGAATATCGTCATGCCTGAATCTGGTGCCAAGGCAGATAGCCCGCGCACCTTCAAACATAGTAGGAGCAATCACTGCGTTCCAGTTATCTTGCATAGTTTTGCGGATGTCAGGATTACTAATGTCCGCCGCAGATTTAATAGGGTCATCGATACAGACTAGGTGTGAACGCTTGGAAGTCACTGAACCCTTGAGGCCTGCAGCACATAAGGTAAATTGTTCATCACCAGTGGTATCAATCCCTGCAAAGCGATGATCAATAGACCAATACTCATTACTGGTTACGTTTTTTAGAAGGCGTACCGTTGGGAATACTTCTTGATATCGTTTGCTCTCAATGATGCGTTTAATCGTTGCCGACTTAGAGCGAGCAATATCTACGGTGTACGAAAGGTACAGAATCTGAAGAGGCTTCTTAGCGGTGGTGTGTACACCAATGGCCCAGGCGGTAAACAAACCTAAGATTGTAGACTTTGCTGATCCACGAGGAGCAAGCAAATCAATATTGGGACCACCAATTTTTGTAAGGCAAGCGCTATCGGTATCTGTTACGAAATGTTTGTGCCAATCTTTATGGTGATCGGCGGGAGGCTTATCGGCTACGTAGTCACAAAAGTAACCAAAGTCATCACGAGCTTTTTGAATTTGCTCAATATTTCTAACTTCTTTGATTTGATGATTTTTTGCAACAGCACGTGCATTCCTACGGTAAGCAAGATGTAAGTAGGAAGGCATCTGGTAGTTGTAGTTACTACCTAAATACTACCCTACTTCTTGGCTTTCTGTTCTTTATATTGGCGTGCTTTTTCCAGGGCAGCCCTGCGCTTTTGCTTGTCATCCATATCACTACCGTCTTCGTTCTTTGCTTCTTTCTTTTTAAAATGAGAAAGAAGCTCTGGTGGCATCTTAGAAGTGGCCATTACTCAAAGGAGCGGCTAGCGCGTCCAGCGCCCATTGTAATGCCCTGTGGAGGCTTTTGACCAGGACGTATGCGCTGTTGGGTAGGCGGCGGGTTTCCAGGGGGCTGCGTGGCATTTCCAGGCGATTGCGGAGCAGGTGCTCCAGGTGCCCGTGTATTCCAGTCGCCTCCAAAGATTGCGCTGTAGTTAGGAGGGGGCGCAGAATCAGATGTGCTTCTTTGGAAAGGCTGGTTGTTTTGAGGACCAACTTTTGCCATGTAATTGTTGTATGCAGCAAGCGAATCACTGTTTGCCCCACCAGGAGCATTGGGGGGTTGACCAGGTTGCGATTGCGCTTGCTGGGTTTGATCAACGTTTGCTACCTGTTGCTTTGCATTTTGCATCGCATTCTGGTAAAAACCAGAAGAGGTATTGGTTCCTTTACTGGAAGGCTGTGGTGCTGTAGCGCCCATTTTTTACTTCTTTTTGGGAGGGACAGGCTTACCCTTGGTCGGAGGGACAGGCTTACCCTTGGTAGGGGGAACTGGTTTACCTTTGCCAGGGGGGACTGCACCTTTGCCGGCGGGAGGTTGGCCCTTGGGGGGAATAGGGAAAGCCATGTACTTTATGCTTTGTATCTATATTAGAACATTATTCTTCTAATTGCATGCGTGCCCACACACTCATTGTGGCCTCATGCAGCGGCAATTCGATTGGATCATCTTTAAAAATAAACATAATCTCACGAATGGCCCTATCTGCACCAGCCATTAACAAGCCTTTGCGATCTTTGGCGGAAGTAAACTCTTCCATCTGAGCAATTGTGCCACGCAATTCTTTTTGCATCTGAGCAATACGTGCAACACCTGCGTCACGCTTTACAGTATTTTCTTCAACTGCGTCTCGTAGCTTGCGAATATCTTCCTGCATTTCATTGATTTCACTTGCCAGCACCTTGCGATAATCTGGCTTTATGTATTGATCTTTAATCCATTCTTCACACGCAACAATACTACCTCTATACCCAAGGAAGCGGGCGTACAGGTAGCACTCAATTACGGAATAACTTTCTTCGGCAAAAGAGTAGAATGACTCTTGGGTAGACGAATCTAAATTGTCCGTCCAGGAGTCAAACAGCTCAATATCGATAAGCCTGGTTGGCCTGTCGGTAGTCTCGCTCTTCGTCTTGCTGACTGTACTGCTGCTTCTGGGCGTTAAGAGCTTCCTGTTGGGCACGGGTGTCTTCAAGTTGCTTCTTTTTATATTCGTAGCTTACTGCAGCAGTATCTTTGTACGCCTTAAGTTGATCTTCCGTAAGCGTCGGATTGTAGTCCTGCTTAAGGCGTTCTTTATCATAGGCCGATTTTTCTTCGTCCGTAAAACTTCCCCAGCGGGGATCATTTTGGTAACTAAGATCAGCGGCCATTTTCTTTTACCTAATTGATTAAATCAGAATTGAGACATCATGTTTGCTAGGCCAGTAGCATAGATGTTCGGGCGGGCCGAGATATCTTTGGCTTGCTGTTGACGAATCTTGGAGCCTTCCAAGCGACCAAGAAGAGTTTTAAAGTCGCCAAGGGCAGCGGCACCCATGCCACCATACTCTTGCTGGTAACGTTGCTTGTAAATATCTTCAAGTGCAGCTTGACCACTAGATTTAGTATCTGCGTCAGCACTTTGGCTATCTGCTAGAGCCTTCTTGTAATATTCATTGGCTGAAATATCGGGTAAAGCCATGTCAATCTTGGTTAACTGTTTAAATCATAGCAAACCTAAATCTGTACTTATCCCCAGAATCCCGAAGTTAAGTTTGAAAGTAATTGACCTTGTCCTTGAACTTGCGCAACTTCTTTGGCGCCAGCATTTTTAAGTTTAGTTGTTTCTTTATCAATTTGACCTTGAAGGTTGGCAAGCCCTGCGTTGTACAAAAAGGTAGTTTTCATGTCTTCCTTCTTTCTTGCGGCTTCAATTTCCTCTGGCGTTCCGGTAACTGTAGTAGGTGATTCACCAAAAGAAATTCCACCTGCCCTTAAAGAACCGCTGTTAAGGGTGGGACTTGCGCTAGGGGCAAATGTAAATGAATATTTACCAGTTTTTTTACCAGCTGCATCACGAACTTGTGTGCCATATTTAAAAGAAGCTTCAGCTTCTGCTGGGCTAGCAAAATAACTTGCGCTTTGCTTGTATTCATCTGAATTTTTAAGACTATCAGCAAGCATCCCAAGGGTAAAACCATGGGTGGCACTAGTACTAAATTTCTCAAGCTCGTCAGCTTTTGCCTCGCGCCCCAGAAGATCCCTGTAGGTTTGTCCCGCTAGATAGGTGCGGTCACCTGCTTCCTTGTTTGCAGTAGTTGCGTAGAAATTATTAAATTCAGATGCACCAGAAAAGTCCTTGCCTAAGTTGTAATCTGCAACGTATTTGTCGTAAGCAGCCTTAGCTCCTTGAGTAGTTTCAAGGCCAGACTCATACCTATTTTTTAAATTGCTAAGAAAAGAATTAAAACCTTCCTTACCAGTGGTTACTACCGCTTCTGCCCTTTGTTTGTCGACGAGGTCCTGCGCATCCTTTATTGCTTCGTCATGCTCCAGGCGTTTTAACGTATGCGCATTAATCGCCTGAACTGTAGGATCAGGTTCAGGAGCTCTATAGCTAGGTGTGCCGCCCATTAGTTTACGCTCTTTTTTTTATTTTAATACAACTTAAGACTTAGCCTACGGAATATGAAGGATTTGAGAATGCAAAAGGACTGGGAGTTGAATAGCCAAAATGCCGTTCAGCAGCTGCGCCTTGAGTTTTAATTGCTTCTTCCAGGGCATCCCTGTTTTTCTTTTGTGTGTATTTTAAAGCATCAGGAGAAAGTTCGTTTTTAAGGTTAAAACCATAACGATCTGACTCCAAAGCCATTTGTTTTGGATCAAAAATATTTTGTTGTTTAAGTGCTGCATTGCCTTGTAGATATTGTTGCCAAGCAGGAACTTCAATTGCACCCCAACGTTGTTGAAGAGCATCGGTTGCAACTTTACGCTCTTGGAATTCTTGGGCACGTGCCGCCAAATCCATCTGCAAAGCAGTGGATTTGTTTTGTGCATCAGCAGCAATAAGACCGTTAGCAAGAGAAAAAGCTCCGCCTATACCTGCTACCCCTAGTGACCAAGGATTGAACGGTGAATCTGTCATGGCTGTTATTTACCCTTTGCAATAATTAAACGTTATAATACCTGACCGCTGGCACATTGGGAAGCGGCGTTAAACCGGGGCCAGAGGCAGATAGTCCTGCCATGCGTTGAGCAGCAGCTGCTACAGCATCAGGATCAGATCCATATCTGGAGCCAGCGTTTCTACCAATGCTTCCCAGGGAATTGATGATACCGTTTACAAGCGCATACTGCTGCGCCTGATCTCCCCTTTTTTTATCATATTCATTTTGCAACTCCATAAGCTCTCGCCTTTGTTGCATTTGTTGCTCTGGAGTAGTTCTATTGGCATTCATTAAAATTGCCATTTGTTTTGCTTGTGAATCAAGGTTGGCCCAATCGCCTTGACTAAAACCATAGATATTTTGAGAGGCCCCAGGTGATGCTTGTGTTGCAATACCTGGCACCGGATTAAAGTCTCCCTTGAAATTATATTTAAATGTAGTGAGCGGAATTGCATTGGTTAAATTTGAACTGAAAAGCCCTGGGGCCGCACCTGGTTGGATGCCCCTGAAAGCTTCGGTTGGGTCAAGTTTGAATCCCATAGCTATTAAGCGCGAGCGCTGGCAAAGTTTCCTGCAACTTGAGCGTAAGGATTAGATGCAAGCATCTGTTGAGTAATGGCAGTATTTTCGGCAGAGGACTGGGAAACCAAATCGTAAGCGCGGGCTTGACGATTAAGTGCACCAGTAATCTGACCTTGTTGTTGATTGGCTTGCATGAAGCGCACAAAATCGTTTTGCTTCTGCTGGTTAATTAGCGGCATCATTGATTGGGCATAAGAAAGCTTAGTATTGATTCCCATTTGTTCCAGGGCCTTAAGGCGGTTGAACTCCTGGTCACTCATGCCACCAAGACCGACTTCCCTGCCGCTACCAGCAGAAGTGCCTGCTTCACGTTGTACCCCTCCAACGGTGTTAGCGACGTTCTGTGCAGCAGTCTGAGCGCCACCCATAAGCTGCCCAAGGCCACCAGCAAGCTGTCCACCGATGCCACTGACGGCATGGCCCACAACACCGCCACCGATGCCACCAAGGAGGCTAGCGCCAACAGCAACTGCACCTTTAGCAAGCGGGCCTCCCGGAATCGGAAGATTTTTTACCAACTGTCCAGCTAAAGCGGTACCGCCTGTAGCGCCAAGACCCTCAAGAATATTGCCTTGACCAAACTGTCCCAATGCAACGGCAGCACCAGGAGCGTAACGAGCGGTGCGGCTGGCGGCAGTTTTAGCGCCTGCGGGAATATTTTGAACTACTTCGGCTACTTGACCAGGTACTGCTCGCACTCTTTGCATCAGAGCATCAAACTTAGCTGACATCCCTGCGCCGTCTAAATTAAGACTCCAGGCAGAAGGAGAGCCCGGCATTTGCCCTTGAGAAGATTGTCCCTGAGGAGTTCCCATACCAGCCAAAGTTTGGTACTGAGGGGGCACTGCCGGAGATGTATATCCTGCCGCAGAAATTGCCATGTTTACAAACTATCTTTCAATACATTAATTTTATCAGTTTATTCCTTGCTGAGAATCATTAATAAAATTCATGCCGTATTGCTCTTGGTACTGATGTAAGTCTGGTAGCTTGGGTCGGTTGGCCATGGCAATTACTTCATTCACAAGATTGCCCACTGCTGCTCCAGCAGTGGAACCAGCTAGGCCTGCTAGTGCCATTTTCCCTGGCTTAACTTTATTTTGTCCGGCATAACGCAATGCAGCCGCTCCACCAGCAATTGCGGTAACTGTAGGGACACTTACAGGTACGTTAAGAATCCTAGCTTCTGGAACACCTTGTAAATTTTCTGGTGTTGCTTTGACAAGTCCCAGGCCAAGCAAGCCTTTATCTTGGTACCTAAAATTCATATAGTTACCATAACGTTCTGGAGTTAGATCAGGAATTTCTGCCTTTGCAGTTTCATACTTTAAGGGATCTCCTTGCCGTTGCAAGAAAAAACGATCGAACAACTCTTGTCCTGGCTGAACGGATAACCTTCGATCATTTGAACCAAGTGCCGAGTATTCTTGTGTGTAGCCTTTAGGCCTAAATTGCTCTTCTGGATTTGTAATATCGTAAATTCCCATAGAGGCAGCAGCCGGTATTACTGCACCTAGGTTGACTAAAGAGCGTTGAGTTGGGGTAAGCTTTTGAGCAACTTTTTCCCCAATGGTATTTTCAAGAACTTTATCTGCAATTGCCAAAGGATGGTTGTAACGCCAATAAAAACGCCTGGTGGAATCATTTCCAACATCCGTTAACAGGCGTGCTGTATAGGCCCCTAAAAATTTACCGGGCGTTTCCGTTAAAGAAATAGGATCTCTTCCCGGAGATGTAACAACTTGTTGAGGCCTGCCGATATTAGTTCCAGGATCTGCTACAATTCTTCGTGCTGTTTGCTCGGGAGCGCCTGCTTTTAGTTCACGATAAAACGTAGGATTGAAGATGCTATGTCCCCTATCTCCAGCTGCGGACATCATTTCCGCAGCAGTGGTGTAGCCTTCTTTTAGGCTTTTGCCAAAGTTTAAAACACGATCAATTACACTCATTAGTACCACCTAGATCCAGAATTTGCCATCATTGCTAAAGCATTTTCAAAATCTCGGGCTCCTGGGTCCAGGGTAGACTCAAGCCCTTGCATTTGAAAGTTGGTTCCAGGGGAAACTGTTTGATTTTGTAAATTGTTAATGTATTGACGTTGCATAATTTGTTGATCAGTTGAAACAGTTTGATCTATTTGCTCTGGTTGCTGTTGTTCTTGCGCCTGAATTAAAGGCATAATTGCAAGGCTTGATGCAATGGGTGCAACCATTTGCACGCCACGTTGCATACGAGAAGGAATAAATTGATTGTGTTCTACCAGTTCTTTTGTTCTTGGGTCTGTATAAGATAGTTTGCCTAGGTTTCCAGGGGAGTATTTACCTGCCAATTGAATACCGCCATAATTCATGCCAAGATCAATTGCGCCTGCTGCCAGGGCAGTCAATGGATTGACACCTGCAATAAGATTAAATCCTGTAGTTAAAACTGCACTTGGAATTGAGTCTTTTAGGATTGCTTTACTCATGGCAGACATGCCACGTTGTGCGCCCTTTGCAGCTGCTTGCTCTACAACAGGAGCTTCCGCCTGGATAGCTTTGCCAACGTTCCTCGCTACTCCTGCAAGACCGCTCCTAATTCCCATATTTTTACCTTTTTATTTATTATATTTCAAGCTGTTTTTGTTTTATCTTCTGCGCTTGGCAATGAAGGTTCCGCTGGTGCAGGTGCTGAATCTAGAGGAGCTCCCTCGACGTCATTGACTGCTTGTTTTTCTGCCAGTTGTTTAATATATCCGTTTGGATCTGGATTTGCCGCTGTTGGCATCCTGTTTTTAGCACGTTTATCCGGAGGAATAGTTGGGCTAATTTTGTAGGCCTGCACCCAGATACTATTGAAATCTTTATTGTCCTGTGGCCGATGGTCAGTCAAGGGCCTGCCTTCTTGAAAATCATAGTTTTCATGCCGAACAAATTTACCAAGTCCAATAAATAATTGATGATTTAACGGAGCTTGATCGTCTACCCTGCCAAGACGTGGGTTAAGGGTAATTTTTGCAGATTGAACTCTGTTTAAGATATCTTGTTCGGTGCTTCTACCAGGATCCCAGGGGTATTGGCCACCGATTCCTTTGTTTGCACTGACGCGAAAGTTATCTGCAAACGATTTTTTAATCTTGCCGTCATTAGCAATTCCAATATATTTACTTGGATCAGGCCGTTCATCATCAAATAACATTGAGCTTATTCCTTAGATTTCTTCTTATGTAATCCTACTAGAGTCCGGCGAAGGTTGGCTTGCTTTACTGTCTTTTCATCGTACTTATCTGGGTCAGACAATACGTTTTCTTGTAGCTGCGCCGAAGTAATGCCTTTCTTTTTTGCCTTGGCAGTAAAAGCACCTTCTTTAATGTCAGCGTTTTGAATCCACTTTTTTTCTTTTTTGTCAGCCATGATTAACGCCTACCTCTTTTTGCTGAACGACGAGCTGCTTGACTTTGGAGCTGTTGTATAACAGCTCCTATATCGTAACTGGATTCAATACCAGGAGCATCGGTACGTCTATCAAATGGTTGTTGTTGGAAAGTAGAGACTCTTCCTTCCGTTTCTGAACGCGGTACAAGACCTAATTTTAATTTTTGGACTTGACCCATTTGCTGCCTGATTCCTGGCATGGCTTGGCCGACACCTTGTGGGTCTGCAGCAATAATTGCTTGCTCTAGGCTGCCGCCATAGCGAGCGGCGCGAGGGGACCTTGGTGCAGTGGTATAGGTAAGACGCGGGGCAAACAACACATCATTAAGATCCGGAGAAGAGCCCGCCGGGACCCATTGCCCAGTTGTCCTGCTAACAGCTTCTATATGGGGATTAGGTCCAACCATGGGACCACCTGTTGAATATGCTTTGTTTGCTGGACTGGTATACCGACGCATTTCTTGGGGTGTCCGGTGTTTGCCAAGTTCTACAGAGCCAAAGTTACCAACGGCTTCGTCTCCATAAGCTCCCTCAACCTCAATAAAGTCTTCGTCGCCGTACCCAACGCGCTCCCCAGACGGGCGACCAGAATAATCCTTGGCTGATTGAGTAGCATCTTGCAATGTTTGCCCAGTTGCACCACGGAATATGGTAGTGTCTTTTTGTCTTACTTTGCCAAAATGTTTCGGCATTAGTGGATTGTTGTTTTCATCTAAAATTGATTGAGCATGCTCAAGCTCTTCTTGTTTAACTGGGTAAATAACTCCTGTATTGTTATTTACGGTTACCAAAGTGCGCGTTGCTGCTGGATTTCTGGGGCGTCCAGTGGCTTGCGCCATAAACTCATAACGAGCATTAGAATCTAAAACCGGTAATTTAATGCCGGCTTCAGTTGCTAATAGATGTTTGACAATATTATTTTGATGTACATACTCATCTCCAAGACCTAGAAGGATACCTGATTCCTGTGCTTTTTGCGCCAGGGGATGTGATGCTATTAATTCGCTATTGCTTGGCTCATCTACAAGCATTTTTACTTGATTTGCTTCTTCATTAATAAAGTGCCCATATCGACGCAATTTTTCGAGCTCGGTTAAGTTTTGATGTTTAATGCTATTAAATTCAGTACGTGCGCGATTATCTAACGTTTGTAAATATTCTTTTGTAATTTGTCCGTTGTAACTTACGGGATTGCCTTCCAAGTCTTGTATTTGGAGTGGAGCGTTAACAAGTTCATCTGTAGCAACATGAACGTCTGCTTGCCAAGGGCCTCTTTGTCCTTGTTTTACAATTTTACCAACTGGTTCATCCGTAAGAATACGTCTAACGCGCATTGGTTGAGTTGCAATCATTCCAGGGGCAGCATCTAAGCGCCCTTGGATTTTATACAATGGTTCATTTGTTTTTAAATGAGTGGTATTTAAGTTGTGATAAGAAACTTCTGAAACAATTGCCTCTCCAGTTTCTGGATCAAAAGAAATACCTTTTGGATATACGGTGACATTTCCTTGTGCATCTGGATTTGTATGGTATTCCAAACGGTATATGTCAGTTGGTAATTCACGTTCAGCAGTGCCACCAACTAACTTGCCTCTTTCTGAACCTTTGCCAGAGGCAGGGGTAATTCCTGTTTCACCAGGCTCAAAATAACGCCCTTCCTGGATTCCAAAATTAACTTTTTCGGATCCTTCATAAGGAGCAACAATAGATGAATAATGACCCGTTAATGTTGATCCAGTTTCTTGGTATTTGGCCGCAAGAGTACGCAACTCTGGCATTTGCTTACCAAAGGCATCTGCATCTGCATAAGCACGTTCTTTGTTAACAAGATAAGGAACTTCTACTTCAACATGTTGCCCAGCCTCAACTTTGGCTACTGTTTCAGGATCCAAGCTATCGCGGAATAGGCGAGTTGGGTAAAGATTGCCATGCTCATCAGCTTCGATACGAGTAGGAATATCTAAGTCGTAAGCATCAATAGGGCGAACAGTACGCCTTGGGAAGTGAACACCTGTATGTTCTTCTCCAGAAGCCTGTAAACGATGTAATTCATCCCAGCGTGTACCAAAATCATCAATTGCTTTTTCAAATTGTTCGCCTTGTTTTTGTTGAGTTACTCTACGCACCTGTTGATTTTGTACTGCAGCTAGTTGACGAGCAGCAAATCCTTGAGGATCTGATACGGCAGATGCTCCTCCCTTAAGAAACTCTTCTCCACCAGGAGTTACTTCAACACCGCTTTCAACCCCAAACATTTCTGCCATAGGATCATAATCATTATCTTTAGTAGAAATAGTTGTGCCCTTGGAACCCCTAAAAGACCTAGCAGTTTCCCCTTGTGGATTCAATAAATCGCCAGCTACAAGCTGAGTTTTACCTCCTAGACCGGTTTGAACTTTAGCATTAACAACACCAAGAGCTTTTGCAAATTCTGGGGCACCAACAGAATCAACGTTAAAATGAGGATGCAATAAGCGAAGATCCCCGGTGTTTGCGTATGCCTGCATCCGTGCTTCAATTTCAAAAGGATGCATGCCCGAATGTTTTAAATTGACATAGTTAAGGTCGCTTGCCATAAGCGGACCTTGTATTGTTGAACGAGGCTGTGCATTCACTTGCCCCATGTCTACATGGGGATCTTGTTGCAATTCATGAACTGAACGACCAGTTACTTGGTCTTCCGCTGAATTAACAGCAGCAACGGATTGATAAGAATGTTGAAGGGCTTCAGCGTTGTGTTGGTCAACCATTGTTTCACCAACATGCTGTCCCGCAATATTTGCCGCTGCTCGTTGTTCATAATCTTCTGCCAACCGATCAAGTACTTCTTCGCTAGGCTGAGTCGTTGTTTTTAAAAAAGCTTGAGAAGTAGGTTTGTTTTCTGCCAAGGCCTCTTGTCTAATGTCAGCAAGAATTCGTTCGGCTTTGCCTTGTACTTGCATTTGATGTGCACGTACCCTTCGGGCAACGTCAGCATCCTGACGAGCCTGCCCACGTACAAGTTTCTCGTACTCCGGTGCATACTCTTCAATAAAACGATCTCCTGCATCAAGACCGCTTGATACTGTCAATTGTGATTCACTAAATGGGCGAAGTTTTGAAATTGCAACAATATCTTCATTTGGGGCATCCCCGAGAATTTTGCCGATTTGTGAATAAAGAAATTCATTGGCTAAAGGAAGTGCGCTAGTTTGTTTTGCTGCTGGTGGCAAAGCAGCTACAGTACGCTGAACCGGTGCCGACGTAGGCATCGGCTTTGTTGGTAAACCGCTTTGCCAAGGATCTAATGGTTTTTCTGTAGAAACAGAAACCGGTTTGTTAAGATTTGTTACTTGTACACCAAGGTTTGGCTTAGCTTCCGTTGCTACAACTGCAACAGGGCGCGTTGCAGGCGGTGCTTGAGAAGGTGCTGGTGCAGTTTTAGTAAGGTTTGCTACACGCTCCACAGGTTGACGCACAGATGGCGCCGTAGCTGGTGTCCCAGGGCGTTTTACTTCCGTGACAGCTCCTTTGCCACGAAGGCCACGGTATAAACCAATACCACCGGCAAGAGCACCGGCGGCAAGGGCAGTTTTTCCAATAGCATCCAGGACATTGAAGCCTTGTTGAGCGGGTTGTTGATACGATTGTAGCTGCGACTGCCGAAATGCGTATACATCAGGCGCTTGCTGTGCCCGTTCTTCGGGTGTTTCAGCGACAGGAGCCCCTGTTGCGCGGCTGTAAGCGTAGAAATCAGCAGGTGACAGGGGCATTTGAGGTTATTAGTAATTTTTTGCTCTTGTTAGTATTTTATACGGTAAAAATTCAAAAATATCGGTTGTATAGTAGGTATTATCAAGTGAATTAGCTAATTCACCACAATGAATATTGACGACCGCGCAAAAAAAGTACAAGAACTTGAAGGAGTCAAAAGCGCTGCTTTTGATTTAGTCGATCGCGGTGCAAATTCTACGGATGTACGCAATTTTATTTCTGAACACAGCAAAAAAATTGCTTATAAGTACCCAGATACCGAAGCGTTTAGTGCCGCCAAGGGGGCAGCAGCAGCCTACAAGCGTTCACGGGAAATTTAAACCCTAATTAGGGAAAAATAATTTTATTTCCAGGGTTAACACCCTGGATTTTTTGTGTAAATATTTGGGCTAAGTGGGTAAAACCATTACAAAATTAACGTTTTACTTAAAAGTCGGCCCTATATACCTCCAAGTAGGTAATAGATTTTCCTGACTCTTCTCCAACCACCCACCAGAAGTAAAAGGTGGGAGGAAAAAAGAAAGGCGTGTAGGCCTTTGTTGATTCCGTTGGTTGGCTACCAGGGGAGATTAGCACCCCGCACCAGGAGAGAGACCATGACTACGGCCAGTGCAGCACCAGTAACCTACGCCGGCACCAACGTTAGCTGGCGGCTGAAGGATTACGCAAAGGTATGGGCGCACGGCTCCAGGGTGTATATCCGTTGGTCAGATAAGCTCGGCTTATCAATCGACGGCCACACACCCGAGCGCGCCAAGATGCTCGTGCAGCAAGTCCTAGCCAAAGGTACGATCCGCCCTGATCTGTGGCAGAAACACTTCTACCCAGACTGGCGCTTCGGCTCCGTTACCTACATGGACTAGGCTGATACGAATTCGTATT